AAGACGTGGCGGTCAGCTCGCTCGCGCGCACGGGGTCATACCCCCACCCCGCCCGTCCTGTCAACGTGTCGCGGCCCACACTGGACAGGCGAGGCCGTCAACGCTACTCTCGCGCGCCCTCGGCTGCCTTTGGACCGAAGGGCCCAGGGCCCGGCCGAACGGCCCGGAGAACGGCGCTCAGCCGCACGGAAACAGGCTCTGACCAGCGCGGCTTGACATCCGGTGTGCAAGTGATGCAAGGTTCTGTCTGTCGCCAGGACGGGACGCCGCAAGGCAGACCAGAACGGAGACAGCGCCACTTGCACACCGGGTCCAACTCGGGTACAGTGGAGCTCAGCAAGGCAGGCAAGCGAGTGAGTGAACCAGGTTGCTGAAGGTCTGGGGAACGGTCGCCGAACAGCGGACAGCGGCTCACACGCACAACGCCAGGCCAAGCGAATCGCAAGTTGCACAGCCCGTAGCGAGTGTGATACTGTCGCTACAGCGCAAGGCCGAAGGGCCCAGCGCACAAGAGCTTTCGCAAGACGCTCACCCGGCCCCCGCAAGGGACGTCGCAACGCCTCCCCGGAGGCGTGTGGGTGAGAGCAGCAGGGCACAGGTCCCCCGGACGGGAGAGCCTGGTAGGAGTGGGTATCCGCTCCCGTGATCCAGGCAGGAACGCGAGGCAGAGGCCGAACCCCTGGGGTACAGCCACCAAACGACGCTCGTTCGATCGAGCAGCCGTGTTCAGGCCGTACGCCTCGGAGAGGGATGCCACGATCCGGGGGGCTACGAACGCTGCCAGTGCCAGTAGGTGACCAGGGCTCACCGTTCAATCCGAACGGACCGGGAAGCGGAAACGCCGAACGGACCGGGACAAACGAACGGTGACAGGAAGTGCGACCTGCCGAAACGCACACGATGAACTACCCGCCCTGAGTGGCGGGGGGAGGGCCCGCAAGGGCCCTTCCGCAAAGCTCCCCCGGACGGGGCCGACCTTGGTCGGTAGACGTAGCCGCAAAGGCCACGGGGAGTACTACGCCGCGAGAGCGGCTTGACACTTCGCACCAGGTGTGCAAGTGTAGCAACCACAGAACGGAGCGTCCGATGGACCACTGCACGTACGACCTCGACCACAGCGCCGTTGCGGCGACGCACTACTACCGGGCCTACGAAGGCGACCGGGTCATGCTCTGCTTCGGCTGTGCCAGCCGGTTCGGCTACCCGCAGTACCTGGTCCAGATCAACAAGCCCGTGCGACAGTCCGGCTACCTGATCCAGGTCTTCGACGGGACCGGCATGGACGACCCGGTCACGGCGGTCTGGCCCTTCGAGAGCGACCAGGCCGAGTCCTGGGTGCGGACCATCACGGCCTGCACCAGGGAGTCCGCCGAGTGGCTGGTGGGTGACGCGGCGTACGACCCGTACCACCCGCAGTACCTCGACGCCGCCGAACTGACGGTTGAGGTCACCCGTGTGACCTGCCTTTCGCTGGTCTGAGTGTGTAAGTGTCGCAAGGCGAAACCGTCCGGAAGGACGGTTCGCCGGGTCCTGGGCAGCCCGGCGCTGATGAGCCTGCCCAACCAAGGCGAAACCCTCCGAAGGGAGGGTCCGGCCGGGTGGTTCCCGGTCGCTGATGAGCCAGCCTGCTCAGTCGAAAGGACAGTCATGGTTTCCCTGGACAAGACACCCGAGTCCATCACCATCGGCAGGATGCGAGCCCTGATCGGCCGCGAGCTGCGCAAGAACAACCTCGTCGCCCTGGCCCTGGACTTCGGCCAGCGGGCCCACGACGTGGAGGTCAAGGCCGCCGCCGAGTACCGCAGGAGCGTCCTGGAGCAGGACGTGTGCGACAACGACCGGTGCTGGACCCCGACCCGCAAGCACGAGGACTTCTGCTCCGAGGAGTGCTGGACGGAGTGGCACGCGAAGTACGAGCCCGAGGTGCTGGAGAGGGTGTCGGCCTGATGGGCGAGGTGCGGTCGAGGTTCGCCCTGGAGGCGACGGACAAGGGTGGCCTGACGTACGGCGAGCTGAAGAAGCTGCTGGCCACGATCGAGGACGCGTCGGACGTCGAGGACGACGCCCCCATCAGGGTGAAGGTGGGGTGGAAGTCGCAGATCCTCAAGATCGAGATCGGATGACAAGGCGAAACCTCCGGAAGGAGGTCCGGCCGGCTTGGGTTGCCGACCGCTGATGAGCCAGCCTGCTCACTTCCAAGGAGTCACTGTGACGACGTACGTGCACCCCGCTTCCTGGCACGAGTACACCGCCGCCCTGGACTGGGCGAGGACGGGTAACGCCCGGATCGCGGAGGCGACCAGCAAGCCCGAGGAGATGCCCAGGGGCGCGAGGTACTACCTCACCAACGACTTCCAGTCGGGGTTCGGTGTGGCGCAGGACGGCACGCTGATCGGTCTGTTCTCCACGGTCAAGGGCCGCGGGACCGACCTGGTGTGGGACGCGATCCTGCACAAGGGAGCGTCCAAGCTGGACTGCTTCGACGGGTTCCTGCCGGACTACTACAAGCAGTTCGGGTTCATGGAGACGGAGCGCGCCGCGAACTGGACGGTGGGCGAGCCGGACGTGGTGTTCATGTCGCTGGTCTGAGTGTGTAAGTGAAGCAAGTGTGATACTGTAGCGACAGCGGAAGGGCGGGGATGAACGCGAAGGAACTGCGCGAGGCGCAGCAGGCAGGCAGAAGGATCGAGGGGGCAGTGCCCCCGGCGGTCGGCCGGGAGATGGAGTACCGGCCGCGCCGCAAGACGGACGCCCTCCCCTGGATCGAGAAGGGGCAGGTGCACGACTGGGCCAGGTACCGCAGCCGCGAGGTGCGGGCCGCGTAGCAGGCGAAACGCCCTCCGGGGCGTACGACCGGGTGGTTCCCGGTCGCTGATGAGCCAGCCCTACAAGGCGATTCAGCCCAGCGAGACCGGAAGGTCACACATGAAGTTGTTCGGGGGAACCTCGGTGTTGCTCGATGCGCGGCGCAACCGCGAAGACAGCGACGGGGAAGCCGGGTTCTTCAGGAGGGTCGTCAGCTTCGGCTGAGCCAACTTCCGCGCCTCCCTCCCGTACCTCACCAGCACCATCGGGGGAGGGAGTGCGCACCTCACGTACAGCGAAACCCAGGCCGGCCGCCCTCGGTCGGTCCGGGTCGGGGCAGGGTCGTGCCTGCCTCCTGATGAGCAGCCAGTGAGAGGCGAGGGTCCATGATCGAGATCAAGGCGGACGCGGCGACGCGTGAGGGGTACGTCCAGAACATCCTGGGGGTGTGGGCGCAGGCGGACAGCGGCCAGGAGATGCGCGGCCGTCAGTGGTACCGCACGGCGCACGAGGTCGCCGACATGATGACGGAAGGCGACGTCCGCACGGGCGCCGGACTCCTTGCCGCGCTCTCCCCGCAGACCGCCTGGCCCCTGAACGTCGAGCTCGCGAAGCAGGCGTACTCGACGGGCCAGCCCTCGGGCCACCTGGGCGACGCCCTGGCGAAGGCCGCCAAGATCCTCGCGGGTGCCGACCCGGCGGAAGTCCTCCCGATGGACCGCAAGACCGGCCACTTCTACCGCTGCATACTCGACCCGGCGGACGCGGACGCGGTGTGCGTAGACCGGCACGCCCACGACATCGCGGTCGGCGAGGAGTACGGGGCGCGGGACCGGGGCCTGGGTGCCAAGGGGAGATACGCCCTGATCGCCCACTGCTACCGCGAGGCGGGGCAGCGCCTGGGGGAGCTCCCCTCAACGGTGCAGTCCGTGACCTGGGTGGTGTGGCGGGACCGCCTCGTCGGGACGTCCACGAGGGGCACCGAGTTCAACAAGCAGGTCTGAGTGTGTAAGTGTCGCGACAAGCCGAAACCCCGGAAGGGGTTGGCGCGGGATGGCAGCCCACGCCCTGATGATGGCAGGCCACAGTGTGAAGGTGTAGCAGATGAACCTGTTCCGCAAGTTCCGCAAGAGCAAGACCCCGGTCCTGGCCCTGGTCTCGACCCCGGCCCCGGCCCCCCTGGTGGTCCTGCACGACGACCTCAACGACGCCCTCGCCGAGCTGGCGAGCGTGTTCGGGGACGGCATGACTGCCGACCACACCGGCTCGGGCTTCACCTGCACTGAGGCGGACGCGGTCGCCCGAGTCCTGGCCCTGACCGGACACAAGGACGCGGCCGTGACCTGGCTGGAGGGCCACGCGAGCGGCGACGAGGGCGGCGACAGCCACCACGTCTACGAGGACGACGCGGACGAAGAGGGCCACGTCATGGACGAGGACGAGATCGCCGAGTACGTCGCGGAGCTGGCCGCATGAGCGCCGACATCCGTAAGCGCACCACCGAGCTCCAGGCCCTGGTCAGGGACGTCCAGCAGTGGCGCACCGAGCAGGACTCCCTCGCCCCGGAGTGGCTGGCCCTCGTCGAGCTGGCCGAGCAGGTTGAGGGCCTGCTCCTGGCCCTCCCGTGGGAGTTGCAGCCGGTCCCGACCGTAGACGAACTGATCAAGGAGATCGGCCTGTGAGCACCGCGACGCTGAAGCTGCGCATCGAGAACACCTACGAGGACGGCGCGGAGGTCGTGACCGAGGCGGTCGTGACCGTGCCCCTTCCGTACCCCGACGAGGACGGCGAGCGGACCGACTGGGAGTACGACCACATCTTCCCCGAGACCGGCACGGGCAGGGAGGACGGCGACGCCTGGTACGACGTCAAGGTCGTCGAGTCGACCGCCCCTGAACTGCTCGGCAAGACCTTCGAGTTCGGCTACTGAGGAGACGACCGTGACGTACACCGTGCGATGGACCGAGGTCAGCACCCACGAGCGCGTGCTGAGCGACGAGGAGTTCGCCGAGCTCAAGGGCCTGACGGTTGCCGAGCTGGCCGACCTGGACGAGGACGAGCTGAGCGAGGAGCTGGAAGACCTGCTCGCCGAGCTGGACGACGACGGCTTCGAGGGCCTGACCCGCGAGATCGACGAGCTCCAGAAGCACTGACACAAGGCGAAACCCCTGAAAGGGGGTCGGCGCGGGATGGCTGCCCACGCCCTGACGAGCCAAGCCGCAGACACAGAGGAGACCCCCAGTGACCCCGAAGTTCCGCGACCACGACAGCAACGTCCGCGACTCCCGCCGCAAGGACAAGGCGACCACGCTCGCCCGCCGCGAGGTGCGACGCAACAAGTACGACACCCCGGCCGTCACCCGCATCACCGCCGCCGCCTGAGACTGAGGAGCCAGACCAGTGCCGACCGCTGAGCAGATCACGACGTTCCTGACCGACGAGCGGGCCCAGGACATCATGGACACCGCCTCGTACGGAGGGATCACGTACTGGGCCACGGAGCCGACCGACGAGGAGCGCGCCGGCTTCCCCGCGGACAAGAAGTGGATCATCGTCGAGGGCTCCGCGCCGCACCCGCTCTTCCCCTTCGACGACGAGCGCGAGGTGCACGGCGTGCACTTCCTCAACGCCGACGACATCCGCACCGCGTACGGCAAGCTGCTCGACCTCGACCAGAAGTACGTGAACCGCGAGTACCACGGCTACATCCTCGACTCCTGGCTGGAGAGGACCGAGAAGGACGGGATCGAGACCGGCAACATCGACGCGGGCACGGCGGACGTCATCGTCCAGGTAGCCATCTTCGACGAGGTCCGCTACGGCTGACCGTCTGTGCAACTGTCGCACGCTGTGATACTGTAACGAACAGGAAGGCGAAACCGGGGAGACCCGGTCGGCCGGGAGGGGTTCCCGGTCCTGACGATGCCACCCACTGTGAAGGTGTAGCACATGACGACGATCGACGGTATCCGCAAGTACAACTCGTACCACCTGGCGACGCTCGCGGGGGCGCTCGCCCCGGACGACCCGAACGGAGACGGAGCAGCGCTCCTCGACAAGGTCACCCGCGCGACGATCTACGCCGTCCAGCTCCGCGCGAAGGAGTACGAGATCACCCTCGCGGAGGCGGCCAAGGAGCACCGCGAGTCCATCCAGGACTCGGTGGCCGACAGCGCCCCCAACTCCGACCCCGACCTGATGTGGCGCGAGTTCGTCGACCTGGGCGGTTACCGCGAGCTGGACCAGCTCCGCAAGGACGGCACCCCCAACAACGACACCCTCGCAGGCTGGGCCGAGCTGGCGCTCTTCACGATCGCCTTCCGCCTCGCCTCCACCCTGCTCACCGAGATCCAGGAGGGCTGACCGATGGGCGCCATGAAGAGCATCGCGATCGACCTCATGAGCTACGAGGCCGACGAGCTGGAGATCGACGAGGTGGTGGAGCTGTTCGCCACCCTGATCCGCAGCGGTATGGCGTGGACCCTCCAGGGTTCGTACGGCCGGACCGCCCAGGCCCTGATCGACGAGGGCATCGTGAGCCCCGGCGGCGAGGTGCTGGAGGAGCTGATCCCCGCATGAGCGAGCTGCCCCGCCAGGTGAGTGCGCGGGTCGACGACCGCCTCGCGGCCGACCTGAAGTCGCTCGCCCCGACCGGCCTGAGCAACAGCGAGATCGTCAAGCAGGCGATCAGGAACTTCGCCGAGATGTACCGGGTCGCCGTCGCTCACGGAGTCGCCCGACCCAACGAGGTCCCCGTCCCGACCGCGTACAAGTACGTCCTCCCGCCCCTCCCGCAGCCTCCCCGCACCGGGGAGATCTACCTCCCGCAGCACCACACCACCCCCTCGAAGGAGACCACCCATGAAGCTGCTCGCCCGAGTGACCCTGCTCGCCGGCCTGTCCCTCAGCCTGCTGGTCGGGCTGGCCAGCCCCACGGAGGCGTCGCCCAGCGCGCAGCCGGTGGCCAAGGTGAAGGCGCTGAAGCTCCCGCCCGCCGTGCAGGTGGCGCCCCCGTCCAAGCTCCCGACGCGCCAGTGCAGCGAGGACGACAGCGTCTCCCGGAACTGCTTCTGGGACGCGGCCCGGCGCGGTAACGGCAAGGGCTACTCGTACTGGGTCGACAAGCAAGGGCGCCTGACCTACCTGGACCCGAAGCTGAACAGCGTCGCCAAGCGCAAGGTCTTCGCGATCGGTCGGCAGGCGGCCGGCTGGGAGTACTGGGGCGTGGTCTGGGGTCACCAGCTCTGCTACGCGAAGGTCGGCGACACCTCGTACATCCGGTGCTTCGACGGGTTCAAGGAGACCTCGTAGTCCGGTCCAGCAGTGAAAGTGTCGCAAGCCGAAACCCCTGGAAGGGGGTCGGGGTGGGGTGGCGCCCGCCTCCTGATGATGGCAGCCATGACTGTGAAGGTGTAGCAGAGATGACCCAGACCCCGCAGAACCCGAAGGTTGCGACGATCAAGGCCCTGCTCGCGAAGGCCGAGGACCCGGCGGCCTCGCCCGAGGAGGCGGAGGCGTACTTCACGCGGGCCGCCGCTCTGATGGCGAAGTACGGGATCGAGCAGGCGATGCTCGCCGAGGCCCGCCCGGAGACGGACGCGCTCACCAACCGGGCCTTCGACATCAAGGGCAAGTACGTCCCGGACCGCGCGGCCCTGCTCTTCTCCATCACCCACGCACTCGGTGCGCAGAACGTGTACTGGAACCTGACCGACTACGACAACGGCAAGCGGTACCGCAAGGTCCGCGTCTACGCCCACCAGTCGACGCTCGACCGCATCGAGATGCTGTTCAGCACGCTCCAGCTCCAGGCCCTGAACGGCATGGCCAAGGCCCGTCCGATGTACGGCGAGTCCGTCACCGCCTACCGCAAGAGCTGGATGGCCGGCTTCTCCAGCACGGTGCGCAAGCGCCTGGCGGAGGCCGAGGAGACCGCCCTCCAGGAGGCCCAGCAGCAGACCGGAGGTGCCAGCACCGAGCTGGTCCTGGTCAAGCGTGAGGCGGCCGTCGAGCGCTTCTTCAAGCAGGCCCACCCCAAGGTCAAGACCGCGCCCCGGCGCCGACTGACCGGCAACGGCTGGCGCGATGGCCGGGCGGCGGGCGAGCGCGCCGACATCGGCGGACGCCAGATCGGACGGACCCGCAAGGCCCTGGCCGTCTGATCCAACCACCCCACCTACGAGAGGAGCCCGCAGTGGCTTTCGAGATCGGCCCCCGCGAGAACGAGAAGACCTTCGAAGGACCGGCGCGCGGTAAGTACCCCGCCTACAAGGGCGCGATCCACTCCCGCGTCATCAACGGCACCGAGTACGTCTTCGGCCGCTTCACCTACGAGACCGGCGAGACGGCGGTGCAGGCCATCATCCGGGGCGAGTCGAGCCGGGCGAAGCCCGACGTCCACTACTGGACGGACATCAAGGAGCAGGCGCCGGGCGCCTGACCCGACCAACCACAAGGCGAAACCTCCGGGAGGAGGTCGGCGCGGGATGACGGCCCACGCCCTGATGAGCCACGTCATCGAGAGGAGCACGACAGTGGAGAAGCGCAGCCGCATCGGCAAGAACGAGGTCTCGGGCCTGGGCAAGCTGTACCTGCACGGGGGCGCCGGCCTGAAGCGTGACGACCTGGAGCTGACCAACTCGGAGTACTCGGTCTTCGCGAAGCTGGCCTGGTTCGGCCTGGCCCGGCGCGAGCAGGAGCAGAGGTGGTCCATCACCGACCTGGGCATCGCCTTCGTCGAGGGCCGGGCCCGCGTGCAGTCCGTCGCGGTGACCGTCGACCGGGAGTTCTCCCACCTGGAGGGCGAGCTCGTCCGTGCCGGCGACCTGAACGAGGAGTTCTACTACGAGGCGGTGGCCGCCTGATGGCGCGCGACCGAGACGGCTGGGAGTACGTGGACGGAGCCCCGCGGTGGGCGCCGACCGTCGAGGTGCAGCTCGCCAACATCCTGGGCGGCATCTACGGCGACGAGCACGACGAGAAGCGCCGCGAGCTCGACGACCTGGTGCGAGCGGCACAGCGCGACGCGGCCGAGAAGATCCGCGCACACGACTGGCGCGAGTGCTGCGGGCACGGCTGCTCCGACCTGGCCGAGGACGCGGCCGACCTGATCTTCCCCGACTACCCGAAGGAGTCCGAGAGTGAGTGACAGGCTCGTGATCGGACTCGCCGGCTACGCCCGGAGCGGGAAGAACGAGGCGGCCGAGGCCCTGGTCCAGTACGGCTGGACGCAGGCAGCCTTCGCCGACAAGCTCAAGGACTTCCTGTACGCCCTCGACCCCCTGATCCCCGGACACTGGGGTGCCGGGAACCTGCGCCTGCGCAAGCTCGTCGACTCGGCCGGCTGGGACTACGCGAAGACGACGTACCCCGAGGTGCGGGCCCTGCTCCAGCGCGCTGGTACAGAGGCCGGCCGCAAAGTGCTCGGCGAGAACGTCTGGGTGGACGCCCTGTTCCGTGAGCACGCGAACGCCTCGGCCCTGGTGATCACCGACGTGCGCTTCCCGAACGAGGCCCGCGCAGTAAGCGAGCAAGGTGGCGTACTGATCCGGGTGGAGAGGCCCGGCACGGGGCCGGCCCGTGATCGAGCAGGACGCGTGCATGAGTCCGAGGTCGCCCTGGACGGGTGGGCCTTCGACCACACGCTGGTCAACGACGGCTCGGTGCGGGACCTGCACCTGAAGCTGTATGGAGTGGCCGACCTTGTGCAACTGTCGCAGGTTGTGTAAGTTGAACATCACGACGATCCGCGAGCTCGACAAACTGCCGGACGGCACCGTGATCGAGCTGCTGGACAAGCGAGGGACCGTCCGATTCAAGCAGGACGGCCACTGGTACGCCGGGGACAAGATCCTCACCCAGAACACCTTCACGTACGTCAACACCCGACGCTGGGGAGCGCGGGTCATCGAGAGAGGAACCGAGCAGTGACCACCAACGACGCCCTGAAGAACTTCGAGGCCGCCCTCCGCCAGAAGATCAGCCACGAGGGGCACGAAGAGGTCAGCGAGGACCGCGTGACCCTGCTCCTGATCCGCCAGATCGTCGCCGAGCACCGCCTCTCCAGCAACGAGCGCGAGGCCGAGCTGAACAAGCTGCGCGACGAGGACGGCGAGCCGCTGGACGGGAACTACGCCCACCTCGACGAGCGCCGCTTCGACACCGCGCTGGAGGACAGCGAAGCCCTCGGCGCCCTGCTCGCCTCCCTCGAAGAACTTCTTCCCTGAGTGTGTAAGTGTCGCGCCGAAACTCCCGGAAGGGAGTCGGTCGAGGGTGGCGCCCCGGCCCTGATGAAGGCAGCCAGACGAGAAAGGAGCCCGCAGTGCACCACAAGGACAGGCGTTCGTGAGGATCACCCCGAGGGCGTACGAGGTCAAGAAGATCGTCGACATCCTCGAAGACCCCACGTTCGACAGCCCCGAGCAGATGGCCAAGGCCGTCATCAAAGAGGTCGGGGACATGCTCCAGATGCGAGACCTCTTCGTCCTCGTCCACACCTGGGCGGACGGCAGTAAGGGCCTGAACATGGGCCCCTTCGGTGCCGTCGCTGAAGCCGAGAGCTTCGCCAAGAAGATGAGCTTCGGAGGCACGGGCCGAGTCGTCCCGATCACCTCGTCCGGCGTCCTGCTCGCCAACCACGACGGCAAGACGAGCTGGCCCGGCTACTGCTGGAACCCCGACTGCGGGCACAGCCCCACCAACCACGCGATGGACGGCTCCAGCCGAGGCAAGTGCCACCGCGTGGACTGCGACTGCTCCAAGTTCGTCAAGGACGACCCGAGCGCCAAGACCAAGAAGAAGGCGACCGCCAAGGCGGGCGCAGCGAAGGGAGTCAACGAACTGTGAGCACCGTCGACTGGAAGCCGTGCACCTGCGGAGCCAAGCGGGACTTCATGAGCAAGCACAACGCCGACAAGGCCCTCGGCAAGGCCCGAGCCAAGCGGACCCGACGCGCTGACGCGCAAGGCACCCGCCGCGGTCTCAGGATCGAGAGCCGCAGCTACCAGTGCCCCGAGGGCGGCTGGCACCTGACGTCCGAGTCGCGGTCGTCGTACGAGTACCGAATCCACGCGTGAGAGGAGATCGCACAGTGAGCAACGGATGGGACTGGATTCAGGAGGGCCAGCGCATCGCCGAGGAGTCCAGGCGTGCAGGCGAGGTCGACATCGAAGCCATCAAGGCCAGCTCGATCGTCTTCGAGGGCCCGCTCGACACGCTCCAGGCGGTATCGGCCGGCGTCGTCGAGAGCCAGGTCGCCGAGCCGGCGCCCGCGGTGGGCGGGTTCGTCGGAGACCTCGCCGACATGGTCCGCGAGCTGGAGAACTGCCGCGCCGGCCACTGCGAGGCCGCCTACAAGCAGAACAGTCAGGGGGGAGAGGCCCGGCACGTCGTCGCCAAGGTCGCGATGGTGCTCGGCTTCCGCCTCGGTGACGCGATCGTCGACCGCAACGTCTGGAGCCCGGCGAACATGGCCCGCGTGATCAAGGCCGCGCAGGACGTCGTGAACGAGAACGAGGAGCTGCGCAAGGAGCTCGCCGGCCGAGACCAGAAGGACAACCGCACGGTGGCCGCGCTGCGCGAGGCCCTGATTCACGCCGGGGAGGCTGTGTAAGTGACGCAGGAGCCGATCGCGGTGGTCTACGGCTACCACCAGAAGCGCTTGTTCCCGGAGGTCAAGCCCGAGAACGTCATCCCCTTCCGTCTGATCCACCTACTCAAGGGCCGAAGGCCCAGCGTCATCTACCGCACCGGCCTCGGTAAGTCGGCCGCCGCCTGGCGGATGCTTGCCGAGCTGGAAGACCTGGCCTGGCAGACCGGCGCCCCCATCGTCCACGAACGACAGCTCCGAGAAGAGGAGATCCCCACCCCGTGACCATCCAGTTCCGCGACGACGTCACCGTCGAGCTCGTCAAGGCCAGCGCCACTGACTCCGACGTAGCCACCGCCGCCCGAGTCTCCACCATCGGAGGCAGCCACCAACGAGTCGTCGACCTGGAGCGCGACGAGGGCCTGATCAACTTCCTGACGCGGGACCGGCACGGCAGCCCCTTCGAGCACACCTCCCTGACGTTCTACGTCGAGGCCCCGATCTTCGTGGCTCGCGAGCACTTCCGTCACCGTTCCGGCTGGAGCTACAACGAGGAGAGCGGACGCTACAAGCAGCTCCAGCCCGTCTTCTACGTCCCCGGCATGGAACGCCCCCTGCTCCAGGTCGGCCGGCCCGGCGCCTACGAGTTCAAGCACGGCAGCGACGCCCACTTCGCCCGCATGGCCTCGAACATGATCACCGCCTACCGCGAGGCGTACGACTCCTACCAGGACATGCTGGCCGGCGGCATCGCGAAGGAGGTGGCCCGCATGGTCCTGCCGGTGGGCATCTTCACCTCGTACTACGCCACCTGTAACGCCCGCAGCCTGATGCACTTCCTCGGACTGCGCACCAAGAGCGAGCACGCCACCTTCCCCAGCTTCCCGCAGCAGGAGATCGAGATGGTCGCCTCCAAGATGGAGGACCACTTCGCCGAGCTGATGCCCATCACGCACGAGGCGTACAACCGCAACGGTCGGGTCGCCCCGTGAGCAAGCCGCCCCAGCGCCGCCCTGAGTTCCTGATCGAGCGGTACCCGACGCTCTTCAACAGCGAGCGCGAGAAGAAGCTCCCCGCCTGGGCGCAGGCCAAGTTCGCCGACCTCCGCCTGCTCCTCCTCCAGGAGGCCGGCAACTACGAGGCGTCTCTCGAAGAGATCGACCGCCTGGAGAGCGGCCACCACAACTGACGTGCAACGCAAGGCCCCGGCACCCCCGAATGGGGGTAGCCGGGGCTTCGTCGTACCTACCCCCGTTCGGGGGTAGCGGTTACTCGCTCACGTCCCGCCACTCGATGGTGACGTGATCATCGACAGACATGGAGGTCAGATGCCGGCCCTTGGCCGGGTTCAGGGTGACGATGCAGCAGAAGTCCACCCATGCACGACGCGTCGGCAGAGGCAGAGTCGGCCACCCCTCGATCAGGCCAGCGATTCCCTTCACCGGGTCGAGCGGAGGGATGCCGGCCGAGCTCACCATCTGCGACTCGATCTCTTCGAGCTTCTTCTGGAGCGCCGTCGACCCAGCAGTCATCTGGGACAGGCTGATCGCACCCTCTGCGTAGGCCACAGCCAGCCCATCGAGACGGTCCCGCAGTTCCTGTGCCTGACTGTGGAGCTGAGCCCCTGACTGGCCGTCCTGGGCGTTCTGGGACTCCAGGATCTGCCCGAGGAAGTCGGGGAACATGAGCCGGGCCAGCGTCGCCTTGCTCACGCGGTCATCGGCGATGCTGCGAGGCGTGCGGGTGTGCGTGTCCTTGCAGCCGTACACCAGGACGCCCCGGTACCCGCGACCGTTGACCGTGTCGGTGCAGCCGTCGTACCCGCACTGTCCGATGCCGGCGAGCAGGGTGCCCGGCGTCCGGCCGGTCCGCTTGCCCCCCGAGAACCGCTCCGGACTGTTCAGGATGGCCACGACCGAGTAGTGCACCTCGGGGTCGAGGATCGGAGGCCACTGCGCCTGCCCCATCACCTCGCCGAGGTACGTGGCCATCCCGGCGTAGCGCGGGGACGTGAGCACCTGCTTCACGCCGCGCAGCGTCCATCCCTTGGCGCCCGTGACCTTGCTGCGGGGCGACTGGAGCTTGGCCTCGTCCCACTTGCGCGCGACCGCCGACAGGGACTCCCCGGCGAGGATCATCTGGGCGCCCTCGACGATGGCCGCAGCCTCGTCGGCGATGATCGTCATGTGGTCGTCGCCGTACCCGAAGGGGCGGATGCCGGCGGTGTACGGGCGGCCCTGCTGGGCGGCCTGCTGGTTGGCGAGCTTCTGGCGCGCGGCCTTCTGCTCGCCCTCGTAGGTGGCCCAGGCCGTCACCGTGCGGGCGACAGCTCGACCGGCCGGGGTGGACAGGTCGAGGTGGCCGGCCTCGACCGCGTAGACGTTGATCCCGAGCTCGATGACGCGCTCCAGGTCCCGCGTGACGCGGATGAGACGGTCGGTGTGCCAGCACACGATCGCCTGCGGGTTGCTCTGGAGCAGGGCCTCGAAGTCGGGCCGGACGACGTTCTTCTTCGTGGCGCTCAGGTCGTTGTCGACCCAGACGTGCCGGACGTTGAGCCCAAGCTGTGCGGCGAGCGCCCGGCAGCGCTTCTCCTGCCGCTGGACCCCGTACTCGTCGCCCGTGAGATCCTGGCTGATGCGGACGTAGATGTCGCACTCGGCGACCTGCCCTGACCCGCGATTTTGCATGAATGGCATGGTACCCCCAAGGTGTACCGCTCGTTCGGCTGTTACAGCTTCAGGGTACATGCTCCAGGCCAAGCGCCGCACGGGATTCGCCGTTCACAGTACGCTGGTTGCGAGGTGATTCCATGTCGCTCCAGGAGAACGTCCGCAACCATCGGCGCCGCGAGGGATGGACGCAGGAACGGCTCGCCGAAGAGGCCGATCTCTCGGTGGGCACCATCCGCAAGGTCGAGCAAGGCGGGACCGCGTCCGTAGAGACGATCCACGCCCTCGCCCGAGCACTCGGCACCACAACCTCCAGCCTCTTCGCGTCCGAAGCGCCGGCCCCCGTCCATGAGGCGGAAGGCGACGGCCCCAAGCTGACCGAGCTGCGCAAGGCACTCATGCCCCCGATCGGACTGACCACGGTGGTGACCGAACCCACCGACGTCCGGGACCTGCACTCGATCGACTCAGACATCGCCGACTCCCACTCCCTGTACCACGCCGACCGCTACGACTCCGTCGCCAAGCGCCTGCCGGGCATTCTGCGTGCCAGTGAGACAGCGGTCGCCCTGAGCGACGGGGAGGCACGCCAGAGGGCGGTCGTCACGCGCGCCAGCGCCTTCCTCCTGGCCGGGAAGTACCTCACCCAGGTGAGGCGCTACGACATGGCCTACCACGCCCTCTCGCGGGCGATCATGGACGCACGGGAGGCCGGCGAGACTCAGCTCGCAGCCACGGGCGTTGTAGGCATGGGCTGGCTCCTGCTGCGGCAGGACCGCTTCGACGAGGCCGAGCAACTGGCCGCCACCACGGCCGAGGAGATCGAACCCCGCCCCTCCACCGCTACACCCGGCCAGTGGGCCGTCTGGGGCGAGCTGAATCTCCGCGTAGCCTCCGCCGCTCGCCGCAACAACCGCCCTGACGTCGCCAAGCAGGCCCGACGCATGGCTGCGACCGCCGCGAGCGCCCTCGACCGGGAGCACGTCAACTTCCGGGAGCACTGGACCACGTTCGGGCCGGTGACGGCCGAGACGAAGGTGATCGAAGACCTGGCGCTGATCGGGGACGCCCGCGGAGTGCTCAACAGGGCCGACGACGGGGCCGTGGGCCGCAAGGCGGTCAAGAGGCTCGGCCGGCCGAGCGCGAACAACTGGGCGAGGCACCGTCTCGACGTCGCCAAGGCTCATGTCATCCTCGGCTCGCACCAGGACGCGATGGACGAGCTCGCGGGCGTCAAGTCCGAGGCTCCTGAGTGGCTGAAGCATCAGGCGATGGCTCGGCACGTCATGCGGGACATCCTCAGCACACGCAAGCGAACCCTCACCGAGGACATGCGTGACATGGCCGTCCACCTGGGCGTAGCAGGGTAACTACCACGCGTCGTGGTAGTTCTTGGCGGTCCGTCAGGCAACTACCACGCTGCGTGTCTGGGCTGGCACTGTCGGCGCTCGTAGCGTTGGATCATGGCCACGACGGACACAGAACAGACGACCCTGGAGCCGGGTGAGTGCGACCTCGGTGACGTGGTGTGGGACACCGGCAAGGACGTGCCTGGTGTCGTCATGGGACACCTTGGCGGCGACCGCGTGCAGCTCCGGGCAGTCAGTGGAGGCAAGGAGTGGGACGCCCGCTCGTTGCGGCGTCTCACTGCCCGAGAGCGGCTGAGCCTGCACCTGGCTGCGCGCAACGAGGCGACGAGGAAGGGCCTGTGAGCGGCCCGAAGGCGATCGTCCGGCACGAGACCTGGACGATCACGCCCGACCGTGAGCCCGACGCCGAGGCGGTGACGCACCAGTTCGAGTGCGCGGTGTGCGGCGAGAAGTCCGGGGCGGACGGCGACTGGGAGCCGCCCCAGACCTGGGCGATACAGCACTCCGGACACAACCCCTCGCACCACACCTACCGCGAGATCATCACGCGGCCGTGGCGCACCTTCATGCGCAACCCCTGAGACTGGCCCTGCCCGTACGCGCTCCCCCGTCGTGGATGGGCAGGGCCGCTGTGCCCCGCCCCGTCAGCCGTGACACAGGAAGGCCGGCTGACGGGGCGGTAAGTGGAAGCACGGACCGGCACCACGAAGAGAAGAGGAAGAGATGACGCTCGCCCTCGAAGCTCCGGTGGCCGCGCGAACGCGTGACCCGAAGCTCCTGCTCAACGCGCTCCAGCCCAAGCTCCAGCACCTGACCGTCAACATCCTCGACAGCGGGATGTCCCTCTGGGACCGCGAGGTGGCCCTGCTCCTGCGCGACAACACGATGGTCCGCGACATGGCCGAGCGCATCCTCGGCCAGGCCGTGGCGTACACGGTCGCGACGATGGAGCACAAGGACGTGCACCTCGGCGTCGGCAAGCTCGTCGACATCGGCGTCCACCAGCTCATCCTCGACACGCCCGTCTACTTCGCGATGTGCGACGCCTACAACGGCGGCGCGTACCGGCACCACGCCCCGTTCATCCAGCGCCGCAGCGACGGCCTGTGCATCCGTACCGCGGACTTCCTCCGCTCGGACGGATGGGCTGTCGACGAGGAGCTGTGGGCGATCGACGGGAGCGACTGCTCGCCGTGCGACAACAAGGTCCCCGACAGCCACTGACCCCCGATACGGTGCCCCTGCCCTCGCGCCCCTGCCCTCGCTTCGAGGGTGGGGGCACCGCCCGTACCACCGACAGAGGAACCATGCCTGTACCTCACGACCTCGCCGCCGAGACCGAGCTGTGGGACACCTACGCCGGGTCGGCATTCAAGGACGATGCCGAGCCGACCTTCTGCTGGACGCAGTACGCCGGGCACGGCCCTGGCCCCGAACTCCTGGGTGACCCGTCGACCGTGCTGGAGATCGGCTGCGGCACCGGTCGAGCCCTGGCCTACCTCGCCGGCCGTGGCGTCAAGGCGGTCGGGGTCGACCTGTCCCCGGTCATGGTCGAGAAGACCCGGCAGAAGTGGGAGGGGGTGACCTTCCATCGGGGCGACGTCCTGGAACACCTCGCGTCGCACGAGGACACCTACGACGCGATCTACTCGATCTTCGGTGCGGCCTGGTTCGCCAACCCTGGGCGCCTCTTCCCGCTCGTGCGCCAACGCCTCAACCCTGGCGGCGTGTTCGTGTTCTCCCAGCCGCCGGCCATCCCTGGCGCCTACGGCCCGCAGGGCATGTACAAGGGGGGCTTCGCGGGGAAAGCGATGTTCACCTACCGCTACAGCTACCGGCCCGAGGTGTGGGGGCGCCTACTGACCAGCGCGGGGTTCACCAGCGTCGCAGCGGGCGTGCTCGACGCTCCGAAGGAGGGGCACATCGGCACGCTGATCGTGGAGGCCCGGACGGACTGACCCCGGAACGACGAAAGGCCCCCTACCCATCGCGGGTAGGGGGCTTCGCCATGCCGTCAGCGCACCGGGCAGGCGCCCGTGCTGCACTCCTCGTCCGTGGAGTCCTCGATCGAGGTCACCTCGTACTCGGCGAACTGCTCGGCGGTCAGGCGCTCGTACGGGGCCTGCTCGCGCGTCCCGTCCGGCATCAGGGTCGTGCCCTTCAGCTCCGTGAGCCACATCTCGATGATGTCGGCGGCCTCGTCGACCGTGTACTTGCCCTCGGGGAAGTTCACCGTGAACGACACCGCGTTGTCGGCGTACTCCTCCTGGTACATGGCCTGGAAGGCGAGCATCAAGCCCAGGCTGATCTCGTCGGCGGACTCGACGATCGCGGGGTCGTAGCCCAGGGCCTCGACCTCGGCGACCAGCTTCTCCTTGGTGGGGTAGGCCACGACCATCGTGTTGCCGGACTGGTCGTAGATGCACTTCTCCACCAGGTGGCCGGCGTTCACCGCCTCCTGCACGGTTGCGGCCTGGGCCGGGTCGGTCATGGAGAACCGGACGCGGCGCAGGAAGTACCGGGCGTAGATCGGATGGATGCCCTCGCTCACTCCGGGGAGCTTCGCGATCGAGCCGGTCGGCGCCACGGTGGTCACCTTCACGGGCTCCGGGACGCGGAGCTGGAAGGCGTACTCGCGGGCCTCGTCACGGACGGAGTCGTACAGGTTGCGCAGCAGGGTGCGGAACGGCTCGTTGTACGGGGCGTTGGAGTAGCGGATGCCGATCTTGGCGAGGTAGCCCTGCACGCCGAGGTGGCCGACGCCCACGCGTCGCTCGCTGTGCATGACCTCGCGCTGCTGGTCGTCCGTCATGTCGCCGTAGGTGGCGCGTATCAGGAACCGTGTCATCAGCTCGTGCGCCCGGTACAGGCCCTTGAAGTCGGGCAGGCCGCCCCTTTCCTTGGGGGCGAAGTGGTCGAGGTTGACGTGGCCGAGGACGCAGGCGCCGGTCTCGGGGAGCGCGATCTCTCCGCAGGGGTTGGTCGCGATGACGGGGTTGACCTCGCCCTCGTTGCTGTACGAGCTGTTCCAGTAGCCGGGCTCGCCGTTCCTGAGCATCCCCTCGACGACCTTCTTGTGGACGATCCAGGCCAGCTCGTTGCCGCCGGGCCCGAAGTCGTCGTGCTTGGTGCCGTTGAGGTAGCCGACGAAGTCCTGGTCGATCTCGACGCTGATGTTCGTGGTCCAGTGCTTCGAGCCGTCCGCCTTACAGTCGAGGAAGGCGTCGATGAAGGGGTCGTTCCACTTGCAGATCGCCATGCGGGCCGAGCGGCGGACGCCGCCCGAGACGACGCACTCGGCGATGGCGTGGTCGATCTCCATCGCCTCGACGGGGGTCAGGTGCTCGTAGCCCCAGCCGAAGCCGTCGCCGACCTCGACGTGCCGCTCGCCGACCGCGCCGTTCAGGACGACCGCGACCTCCTGGAGCATCCGGGCGAAGGGGCCGGGGCCGCTCGCAGTGCCGCCGAAGGTCTTCAGTCGGCTGCCCTTGCAGCGCACGCGGGACACGTCGTAGACGCGCTGCTTGTGCTTGACCGGCTCGTCGGTCATGAAGGTGTCGATCAGGTCGACGAGGGCGTCGGCCCAGCCCTCGCGGGAGTCCTCGACCTCGAAGGCGCCGGCCCAGTCGCTGTTGTACTCCTCGGAGAGCAGGCCCGCGGCCTTCATCTCCTCGTAGTCCTGGTGCATCGGGTCGCACACGACGTGGACTTCGAGCTGGCGGCGCGGGGCGCCGTACTCGCGGAGGTAGCTGGAGCTGTAGTTGCCGCCGACCCCGCCGCCCTCCATCAGGCGCATGAAGGTGAACTCGAAGTGCCGGGACAGCTTCTCGCCCCAGGGGGCGACGTGGCAGTTGAACAGGTACTGGCGGCCCTTCACGCCGGTTGCCCACAGATGGCGCCCTGCGGGGATGATGGCGAACTCGTCCATGTAGGAGACCAGCTCGTCGTGTTCGGCCCGCACGTCGTCGCTCCAGGCCGTCTGGTCGGTGCCGTGGACGAGGGCGAGGTTGCCGGCTGCGACGCGGCGGACGGTGTCGGGCCAGGTCTCCTTCGAGCCGTCAGCCAGCGTGCGGGAGTAGGTGCGGTTGTAGACGAGCTCGCCGGTCGGGCCGAAGGGAACGTTGCTCACTGGGTATTTCCTCCTGGTGTTCGTTGGGGTCTCTCACTGCCGCAAGGCGGCAGCCCCGAAGGACTACCGCCGCGACACTTACACAGGTCGACCGGTCAGTTCGCCGAGCACGACGATGAGGCGCTTCAGGGTGCCGGCGCTGTACGCGGCCAGGTCCGAGAGCACCTTGACCTGCTCGGCCTGCTCCTCGGCCGTGGGCGCCTCCTTGGCGAAGTACGCCAGGCTCAGGTCGATCCGCGCGTCGAGGTAGGGGATCGCCTCCTCGGCCTGGGCCCGCAGGGCATCGAGCTGGCCCCGCTTCACCTTCCCGGCGACCTCCTCGGCCGTGTAGGGCCGGGAGTAGATGACGTTCGCGCTGTCGGCGCGCTCGTCGCGCCAGAAGTACAGCTCCCGCGCGTCGTCGTAGTAGTCGAACCGGCCGTCTGTCATCTCCGCGGGCGGGGTCTCGCTCACGCTGCTTCCTCCAACTGGTCGTATCCGTCGATGTATTGCTCGCCGTTCAGGTGGGCGGCGAGCTTGCCCACGCCCCGCTCACTGCGGCGCTGGGTGGTGGACTTGTTCACGCCGAACTCCTCGGCGATCTCCTCGAAGGTGAGGTCGAAGCCGTACCGGAGCAGGACCGAGCGGCGCTCGTCGAGGGTGAGCTCGGCGAGCTTCCACGCCTGCCGGACGTCGGCGATGTGGACCAGGAAGTCGGAGCCCTTCTTCTTGTCGACGTGCCCCTTGGGCATGTCCGGGTCGGGCTTGGTCTCGTTCTTCATGCCGTAGGCCGCGTCCTGGTCCCAGACGGCGGGCAGCATCTTCTCGACGATCGCGCGGTTGTAGCCGGCCATCAGGCTCCAGCCCCGACGACGTCGAGGGCCACCTCGTAGGAGGTGTGCTTGCGCTGGTGCGTCGCCTGCGTCTTGAACAGGTCCCGCAGGATGCGGTAGCCCCGGTAGCTCAGGACGCCGGCCGGGTTGTCGGCCTCGGCGATGACCTCGCGGACCATCCTGGGCCTGAGCGCGAAGGCGACCAGGAGCTCCTGCTCCATGTCCTCTCGTTCGACCACGCCGCTGTAGTCGCGGGCGAAGGAGTACGACGCGCTGCGGGCGCCGTCCGTGACGGGCTTCAGCTCCAGGACGGACCAGTCGACGGTCGCCTGCTCGGCGGTCTCGTAGGCGTTGGTGATCTCGATCAACTTCACTGGCTGACTACCTCCTTCACGGGCACACGCCCGTCCTTGGTTACTGCGACGACCAGGCCGGGAGCGCCGGTCGTGCCCTTGCTGTGCCGCCACCACGTCGACTCGGACTCCATCGCGGGCGGCTGGAGGAACGTGCGCCACCCGTCCGTGTCGATGAACTCGTGGTGCAGGTGGCCGGCGAGGAGCAGGTCCACCAGGTGCATGGGCGATGCCTGGTTGAACGCCTGGCCCTTCCACCACTCGAAGTGCTTGCCGGGCCTCCACTGGTGGCCGTGCGCGTGGCCCACGACCGTGCCCGAGCACTCGACGACGACGATCAGCTCGTCCGTGTCGGGGACGTAGAACTCGACGTGACCGAACCGGTCGGGGTTGAGCTCGGCGGCGTCCTTGACGGCGATCAGGGACTCGGTGTCGTGGCTGTCGTCGTACCGGGTGACGCCCTTGCCGCTGATCCGTACCGCTTCGCCGTGGTTGCCGGGGACGGCCGCCATCGTGAGCCGGCTGCACACCGGGGCGAAGAGCAGGAGCGCGTGGAGCATCACGCGGCGGGTGAGCCGGATCTGCTCGTTCAGCGTGAGCTGCGTGCGCCAGGTGTTGGCGCCGCCCTGCGAGACGAATCCCTCGACATGGTCACCGAGCCAGGCGATGTGAACGTGGGGGATGTTGAAGCGCATCCGGTACTCGACCAGCAGCTCGGCGGCACGGTTCAGGCAGTCGATCGTGCGCTGGAGGGTGCCCTCGACTCCGTCGCCGTCGATCTTGCCGAACTGCATGTCGCCGAGGCAGACCAGGAAGGTGTGCTCCTCGCCGTCCGTGTCGGGCAGCACCTCGATCACGTTGACCGGCGTGTCGTCCAGGGCGGCGATCAGCTCGTCGATCGGGGGCCGCTCCCGCGCGGCGACACTTGCACACCGGGCGAAAGTGAAACGGGTCGACACGCCTGTGTCCCCGTTCGCCATCGTCCACTCCGAGGAGCGCAGGCCGGTGACCGTCCACTCCGCCGGGTCGAGGCCCTGGCCCTGGAGGACCGCGGTGGCCGCGCTCTCGTTGTCCTCGAAGGTCTCACCTCGGACGGTGACGTCGGCCTCGTCGCCCTTGATCTCGATCTGGCGAGTGAAGTCCTTCTCCGGGTCGGCCTTCCGGCCGGCGACCGCAGGGGCGGTCGGCTTGGCGAGCAGTGCGTCAACGAGCTCGGACACTGGTCACCCCCTCTCTGCGCAGTGCGCGTCGGTACGTGCGGATGGTGGAGGCCGAGACGGCTCGGCCGTGGTGCGTGAGCAGGGCTGCGAGCTGTTCTGCGGGCATCGCGTGCTCGATGAGGGCCTGGACCAGGGCGTCCTTCTCCTCGTCGCTCAGGGCCTCGTAGATGGCCTCCAGCGTGGGCCCCGGCCTGCCGGGTAGCGCGCTCAGTCGAACGCTCCCAGCTCCGAGGCCCAGTACATCTGGACCAGCTCGAACGTCTCCTCGCGGTTGAAGCCCTCCAGGCGGAGGGAGGCCCGCAGGTCGCCCACGATGGACGCGGCCCGCTTCACGTTGGAGAAGTGGTCGACGACCTCGGGCTCGGTCCTGACCTCGAACTCCTCGAACTCTTCCTCGGCGCTCACTTGACGCCGTCCAGCTTCTCGACGGCGGCCAGCGCTGCGGCGGCGAGCTGAACCAGGGAGTACCGGCGCTCGGCCGGGTTGAGGGCGGCCAGGGCCTCGAAGCCGAGGGAGAGGATCAGCCCGTCCAGCGTGCCGTGCTCGGCGTAGTGCCGGCCCCAGGCGGAGGCGCGGCGGTCGTACTGCTCGGAGCGGCCGGCCGCGATGGGCTTCACGTCCCAGTCGCCGACGTTCTTGAGCTCGGCGCGCACCTCGTTCAGGAGCTGCGTCACCGGGTCGGGCTTGCGGGTGGTCTTCTTCGGGGCCGCCTTCTCGGTCGTCTCGGTGGTCTCGTCTGCCACTGGGTCAGTCCTCCTTCTTCTGCACCAGGGCGAGCACATGCTCGGCCCCGTGCGCCATGTAGGTGTCGGTGACGTCGGCCTTCAGCCGTACTGCCTTGGCGGACCGCAGGGCCCGCGTGATCTTGCCGGTGAGCTCGGCGCCCGCGTCGTCAGGGTCGGCCCAGGTCCACACGCGGTTGAAGCCGGCGAGCATCCTTCGGTGCCGGCCGAACCACATGTTGGCGCCGGGGATGGCGACCGCGTGCAGGCCGAGCTTGTTCAGGATGATCGCGTCGAGCTCGCCCTCGGTGACGTGAATCTCTTCGCCCGCGCGGTGGACGGCCCCGACATGGAACATGCGGGGGATGTCGTCCTTGATCGTGTTGTACTTGCCGTGGAAGTAGTCGCGGTGGTTGTGCTCCTGGAGGCAGCGGAACCGCACGGTGAGCGGCTGTCCGTCGCGGCCCAGGTAGGGGATCGCGAGCATCCCCCGGAAGCGTTCATGTCCCGGCGCCGGGTCGGCGACGATCCCGAGCCGGAAGGCCAGGGCCTCGTCCCGCCCGATGCCTCGCGCCATCAGGTAGGCAGCCGTCTCGGCGTTCAGGTGAGCCTGGTAGGTGCTCACCGCCTCCTCCAGCATCTCCTTCTGGGACGTCGAGAGCGGCGTGAGCGGTTCGTGCTCGGCCAAGCTGTTCTCCTCCTTACTTCCGCTTCCAGGCCGGCACGTAGCCGCTCCCGGTCTTCTGTCCTGGCTTCTTCTGGACGGCTCGCCGGCCGCCTCCGTACCGGCTGCTGTAGCCGTCGCTCTTGGTGGCGACCGCGCCCTCTTCGAGGCCGTGCTCCTTGGCGTACGCCTTGGCCTGCTTGAAGTCGATCTGCTTGCCGAGCTGTTCGGCGTGGTACTTCTCGATCATGGTGAAGCTGTCGCCTCCCGCCCCGCAGGAGTGGCAGTTCCACAGGCCCTCGTCGAGCCGGTAGGACATCGACGGGGTGTTGTCGTCGTGCAGCGGGCACTTCGCCATGCCGGTGTTGCGCTGGTCGTTGAAGTCGACGTCGAAGTGGTGCATGACCGCTTCGAGGGTGGGCTTGCTGTCCGAGCCGCCCGACCGATCAGAGTCGATGCGGTGGAACCTCATACGTGCGTCACCTCCAGGGCCTCCTCGACGGCGAGGATCAGGTCGTAGTCGGACTCGTCGTCGCACCAGAAGGCGACGAAGGCACGGGCCTGGTCGAGCGTTTCGGCCCAGGCGGCGTGCCACTTCAGGAACTCCTCGAAGCCCCGGATCACTGCGGGTCCAGCCCGAGGTAGTCCTCGACGGTCGTCAGCACGAACGCCTTGCGCCAGTTCTTGCCCCGGCGCTTGACGACGACGATGGACTCGACGTCTTCGAGGTCCAGGCCGCGGTGCTTGGCGAAGTTCTCCCGCTCGGCGATGGCCTCGCCCAGGAACACGCCGGGCTCGAACTTGGCGTTCTTGGCCTCGATCACCAGGTACTTGCCGTCGCCCTCGCGGATGACCAGGTCGCCCTCGTCCTCCTTGCCGGCCAGGCGCAGGGACTCGACGTCGAAGCCCTCCTCGCGCAGGCCCTCGCGCAGGTCCGACTCCCAGTCGGCGCCCTTGCGCTTGTTGCGCTTGTTCCGTGCTGCAATGCTGTTGCTCAACTTACACACCTCCTCGAAAAAAGAACCGGGCGGGGCCCGGCAAGCTCTGCGACAGTATCACACTTACGACCCGAGAGACAGGGCCACCTTCGTCGGCGACCACTCCTCGGCCGGCTTCGCCTGCGCGGCCTGGACGATCGCGCGGGCCTCGGCCTTCTTGAACCGCGTGTACTCGGGCTGGCAGATCATCGTCGCGTACCGGCCGGCGGTCGGGTCGCAGGGGCCCATGCGCTGCTTGATGCACGCCACGTTGTACGCCAGCGATGTCGGGTCCAGTGCGACGGACAGGGACAGCTCGGGCTTCTCGCTCAACCCGCCCTTGACCTGGTCGCGCGAGGGAGGGGCCCAGGGGTTCGTCTTGGCCTCCCAGTTCTTGTCGCTCGCGTGGTGCAGGATGATGACCGTCGCGCCCGTGTGGCGGGCCAGCTCGGTGCAGCCCTGCATGACCGCCATCTGCTCGGTGTAGTCGCTCTCCGCGCCCTCGAAGTCCATGAGGTTGTCGAAGACCAGCACTTCCGGGTACGCGTCCCAGAGCTCGACGTACGCCTCCAGCTCCTCGTCGACCGCGCGCCAGGAGATCGGCGAGCCGAAGGAGAAGGTGATCCGCGACTCGGCCAGGGCGTCGATGTACGCCTGCCTGTACTTGCCGCCCTCCGCCATGCCGGCCTCGACCATCTCGGTCGTGTCCATCGTGGCCATCGACGCAAGGCGCGAGGACGCGGTGAAGGCGCTCATGTCGGCGCTGAAGTACAGCGTCGGCAGGTTCATCTGCGCCACCCAGAACAGGGCGAAGCCGCTCTTCTGCGTGCCCGAGCGGCCGGCCACCATGATGACCTCGCCGTGCCGGGGCCGTACGCCCATCGCGTACAGGTCGTCGAACGCCTCTACCCGCGGAAGTTCACGGCCGCTTGCAGCATGGAGCGAAAGGGATCGTCCTGGGGTGAGCACTCGGGGTTCTCCTCTCCTCGAACGACGACGCGTCCGATGCCAACGGCGGTGATCAGGGTGGTGCAGGCCGGGCACGGCTTGCGCGTGACGTACAGGACGGAGCCCTTCAGCTCGTCCGGGTGGATGCCCTTGTCCAGGGCGTCTCGGATCGCGTTGCGCTCGGCGTGGTCGGCCGCGCAGTTCGCGTAGTCGCTGTTGGCTGCGACCTCCTCGTAGGACATCCGTCCTCGGGGGCAGTTGCCTGCGGTCTTGCAGCCAGGGATGCCGGGCGGCAGGCCGTTGTAGCCCACGCCCAGGATGCGCTTGCGGTGGTTCAGGATCAGGGCCCCCACCTCGGCCCGCGTACAGTCAGCCATCGTGGCCACCTCGGCGGCGATACCGAGCGCCCACTCATCTCTCGAAGGTCTCACTCGACCCTCCCTCCTGCCCGCAGGCGCGGGCTCATCGACCTCCCTTCCTCTCGTCGCGACACTTACACAGTCAGATCAGTCGAAGTCCGGGACGTCCGCGAGGGCCGCCTCCGCCTCCTTCTCGCGCTTCTCGGCGTAGCCGATCACCGCGTTGCGCACGGCCGCGTCCGTGATCGGCCGCCACACCCACGCCGGGTGCGCGCCGGGCTTCTTCGGGGGTACCTGCTCCAGGCGCACGATGGTGGCGCCGCCGACGATGGTCTCCAGGTCACGGGCGAGGATGGTCTGCTCGATCCTCTGACCCTTGGTCACCTGCGGGGTGCCGGCCTGGAGGGAGGCCGCGTCCTGGAAGATCGTGACGTCCGCGAGGACGGAGTCCTTCGGGCCGTTCGGGGTGGGACGCTGGCGCTCGAACTGGTGGACCTCCAGGAGGATGGCCACCGCGTTGATGTTGTCCTTCGGCTTGAACCAGCCGCCGCCCTGGACCGGGATGTCGATGAGGTTGAGAGCCACTGAGTTGATCTCCTTCGTTCGTTGCCCGCGCGGGCAGTTACGGTGTGATTACTGGTTGATGCAGCGTGCCGGCATGTCGCCGACCTTCGAGAACGCCCAGACCCCGCAAGGGGCGGACGTCCAAGTCCAGATGCCTCCGACGAGCGCGATCACGATCACGATCGCCGCGAGGGTGTCTCCGAGGGGGTCGCGCCGCTTCACGCGGCAGCCGCCTGGAGCGCCTTGCCCTTCGCCTTCCAGGCCGCCATGACACCCGCGTCCGAGAAGAAGGACTGGTTGCCGGCCCACAGCTTCTTCAGGCCGTCGACCGTGGTCTGCTTCTCGATCTCCCCGAGGATGTAGGCGTTGGGGTCTTCCTTCTTCGGCTCTGCGACACTTGCACTGCCGGGCCAGGGTCCGGAAGACTGGGCAGCCGAAGCCGCCGCCCACGGGTCTTCGGTCGGCTTGGCCGGCGCCGCGGTGCTCGTCTCCTCGACGACCGTCGCTCCCAGCGCCGTCGCGATGAGCCCCTTGCCGTGCGCGACGTTCGTGGCGTTCACGACGATCGAGCTCAGGCTCAGCCCTCGCTGGGTCTCGGGGTCCATCCCGAAGTAGTCGATGATCTCCGCCCTGACCTCCGGGGTCGATCCCTCGAAGACGACCCAGGAGTCGTCGTAGCCCTTGCCGTACTTGATGGTGACCTTCACGCGGTGTTGTGCTCCTCTCTCGCGGTGATGTTGCTACACTTTCACACTTTGGCCGAAGAAGCAACCTCGTCCGGTGTGAACTGGCTCACGAAGGGGAGCATCGCACCCTTCGTTGACCTGGCCTTACGCACTTCGAGTGCAAGTTGCGCCATCGCCCACCCGATGTTCAGGTTGACCCAGTACAAGTTACACACTCCCTCGCCCGCCGGCAAGTGGACGATGATGCCCCAGTCCTGGTTTACAGGGGGCAGCGGCGAGTAAGCGGGAGCAGCCTGCTCGGCCGTGAACTGCGTCTTCTTCCACTCGGTGAGCGCCTTCTTGTCCGAAGCGTCCACCGGGAAGAGGGTGTGGTCGTACAGCTTGCCGCGCGAGTACACCGCGAGCTGCGATGCCATCTTGAGCTTGCCGTACTGGATGTTGCCGGTCTTCGTGTCCGTGATGAAGTTGCCGGCGATCGGCTTGCCGTCCGGGCCGGGGCCCTCGTAGAACGCCAGCCGGTCGAACGTCCCGCCGACCCCCAGCTCGGGCACGACGACGAACTGCTCGATCGCGATCACCTTCAGCACCGACGTGGCCATCATGTATGCGGCCATGTCGTTCAGGTCTGCGCCCGAGATGGTCTTGGGCAGCGGGTCGCCGCGGTCCACGTACTCCGACAGGTCATGCAAGTAGGTGCCCTTGCGCGACTTCTCGTTCGCGCCGGCCGCATCCTCCGCCTGCTCGACCAGGGCGTTCAGCCGCTTCTTGTCGGCCGGGTCCTCGGGGTCGAGCTCGCGCGCCTTGTCGGCCAGGTCCGGGCGCCTGGTCATCCCGACCAGGACGTTGCGGGCCTTCCAGTCGATGAGGTTCGACTTGTCCTCGATGCAGTCGATGAACGTGGTGGTGCGGGTGTGGCCCTTCGGCTTGCCGCCGTCCTCGGGGACGATGAGCGGCCGGCCCCAGCCGTCACGGGGGACGGACAGGTTCGGATGCAGGGGCTTGGCCTGCTGGGGGATCTCGATCAGGTTCAGGGTCACTCAGTCACCTTTCACTCGGATGTGCACGGTCTGCGTCTTCGGGTCGTGGTAGTGCTGCGGTACGGACTCGGCGTTGTTGTCCTCGCCGAAGTGCGGCATGTCCGGGTACACGGCTCGCAGTGGGCTCGGTGCGAGCAGGGCCACGGCGATCGAGGCTGCGATGGCGAAGGAGATCGTCATCCGCTTGGCGGAGGACTGGCGCCTCTTCTCCTGGAGGTCGACGACCTTGATGGCCGGCGGCTCGGCGAGCGCCAGGTAGATACGGACAGTGCCGTCATCCAGCAGCTCGGGCTCGCACTCGTCGGCGTCCATCGGCTCCAGACCGCGCACTCGGGCCTGCTCCAGCACATCCTTCATGTAGGCCGGCTTGTGTCCCGGCCTCGCGTCGATGTGGAAGTCCTCTTCCCCGTAGTCGACGCTCAAGGTGATCAGCTTGTCGGGCGAGGTGAACTCTCCCAGCCCCCTCCATCCATCAGGTCCGTACGAGGCCACCCCCGACCAGTTTTCCATCTACTCGACCTCCTTGGATGTGCAAGTGTCGCTGACGAGATTCATCCTGCATGAATCTTCAACGGTCTGTCAACCGATCACGGTCACCGGATCTTCACGATCGGAAGGTACGACTCCGAAAGAGTGTGGAGGGTTGCACAGGTTCCTTGAACAATTTTGTGATGAAAGAAGTGCCCCCTACCCTTGACATGCCGAAGCCCCCGCAGTTCCAGTGCGGGGGCTTCGGTACCTACGCGAACAACTTTACTCCTTGTCCGCATTTGGGCGAGCTGTGGTCTTCTTCTCCGGTGCGTGGATGATGTCCGTATCCCCAGGCTGCCGGGGCACGTAGAAGAAGCCCTCCTCCGTGTCCGGGTCGTAGTGCACCACCGCATTTTCCTCTTCCAGCATCTTCTTCCAGGTCGCGAGCCGACCCTGGTCGGTCTCGGTCACCGGGTTGCCGGCGCGGCGCCGAGCCTCGGTCCGGAGCATCACCAGCGGGTAGGCCCAGCGGTGCTCCTCCTTCACAAACCAAGGGATGAGCTCGTCGTCACGAATGATTCGACGGTCGAGACCCCGGCGACGCCGAAAGTTCCCCCACATGGAGGGCACGGTGTCGATGCCGTACTTCTCCTTGTACTTGTCGATCATCCACTGGTACGTGCGCCCCTCCTCGAACCACCGGATGACCTCCTGCTCATCCTGGATCTTGCGGGCTCCCATGTGCCTCCTTACTTCGCAGTAACGATCTTGAACAGCTTGCAACACTTCCACACTACTGCACACAGGTCAACTCTGCACAGGTATCGTGGACGTCACATCAAGATGCACACTCGGGAGGGACCATGCTGCTTCGAGCCTGCGACATCGACAAGGTAATCCCCGCCAAGCGCTACACCATCACAGCGGATGACGGCCGTACCGTATCGAAGGATCTGTGCGAGGAGCACGCCGAGCCCTTCGAGGAGTGGCTGGAGGAAGCGGAGCTCCCGGAAGAAGAGGTCGAACAGGCGTACGAAGAGCCGGAAGTGGAGCCCGAGCCCGAGCCGGCGCCCGTGGTGCCGAAGCGTCCGGCAGTGAAGAAGGTCGCCGCCAAGAAGGCCCCCGCCAAGAAGGCTGCCCCGGCCAAGAAGACGACGTCGCGACGGAGGCCGAAGATCACGTCCCTGGAGGAGATCGAGCGCTCCAAGCAGCAGGGTTGAGACGACAGAAGAGCCCCCGCCAGCCGTACAGGCCAGCGGGGGCTCTCTGCTACTCGGAGTCGTTCTCGACGAAGCCGAACGCGGTCAGGGCCTGAATCACGGCCGCCACCTCGGGGTGGTCGGTGCCGACGATCGCGGCCACAGACACGACCAGGCCGGCGACCGCCGCGACCAGGCCGGCCTTGCTCTTGTACTTGGTGGGCAGGGCCCGAGTGATGACACCCAGGCCCTTCGCGCTCACCTTCCGGTGCTTGCTCACTTTCGGCCGGCCTCCTTCTGGAGCTCGACGAAGCCCTGCTTGCCGATCGCGGGGTCGTAGGACTTCCCGGCCGACTTGAGCTTCGGGTTCTTGTTGTGGAAGCGCGCGACCGCCTTCTGGGTCTCGGGACCGTAGTAGGTGGACAGCGCGCCAGGGATCGGGCCGTAGCCGGCCTTGAGCAGGAGCTGCTGGAGCTCCTTGACCTGGGCGTGCTTGGCGCCGGGCTTCACTGCGCTGTTCAGCGCGACGATCGTGGACTTCGGGGCCGAGGTCGCCGCCTTCTTCGGGGCTGCCATCAGCCGCGTCCAGGTCTCGGCGCCGGGGTATCCGTCAGCGTCTCCGCCCGTCCAGCCCTGCGCCTTCTGGAACGCCTGCGTGGCGTCCTTGTCGGCCTCGGAGAAGCGGGGGCCGGGGCCCTCCTTGTAGAACTTGCCGAAGCCGTGGGCGACCAGGCGCTGGCCGAGGACGGTCACGGCCGGGTGGGACTGGCCCAGCTTGAAGGCGCTCGCACCGGGGAAGGACTTGCCGTCCCAGCTCGGGGCCGTGGGAGCGGTCGTGCCGCCCTTCGGGGCCTCGTCCTTGAAGGCCGGGTCCGCGGACTTGATGCCCTCGGCGAACTCGGGGTAGCCGTAGCCGTACGTGTAGGCGTCGCGCCGGGCCCGCTTCTTCGCGTAGACGCCGTCGCCCTCGGCCGAGCCGTTGGCGTTGGTGTTGCCCTCGTAGGTGTAGATGTAGTCGTCGTCGTAGTCGTAGACGATGCCGGTGTGGACGCCGCCGTTCGCCCCGAAGAAGACCTGGGCGCCGATCGCCGGGTAGAAGCTGAAGCGGCCCTTGTTCTTGTACCAGTTGACGGCCGTCGCGCAGCCGGCCGTCTTCGGGTACAGCCCCGCGTGGCCGGCCTTGTGCGCGACCCAGGTGACGTACACGGCGCACCAGGGGTAGCCGTAGCCGTCCTGGGCGTAGCCGGGGATCTTGCCGAACCATCGGGTGTACTTGCTGTCGTTGACCCAGTGGCCCCCCGAGTACTCCTCGTGGTTGCCGACCTCGGCCTTCGCGGTGGACAGGATGTCCTGGACCTGCGTGCTCACTCTGTCTGTGCTCCTGTTCGTCAGGCCGCGGTGGCGGCCATGTGGTCGTCGAGTCGTTCCGCCACGGCAAGGCGCTCGCGGCGTTCGTGGGCGATGTCCTCGCGCAGGGCCGTCAGCTCGCGGCCGTGCACTTCCTGGGCGTCGATGACGCGGTCGATGCGGTGCATCAGGGAGTCGATGTCGTCGCGGAGGTTGGTCGTGTGCGTGTTGGCGACGTGGTCGCGGGCGACCGAGACGTCCTCGGCGACCGCGCTGAGCGCGTTGTGCTGACGGCGGGCGAGCTCGACCAGGACGCCGATGAGGGCGACTCCGATCGTGCTGCCCGCCGTAACCAGCGACACTTGCACACTGGGATCGAGTGCCAGAGGCGTCACGAGAGCTGGGCCTCCAGGCGTGCGAGGCGGGCCTCCAGGTCTGAGATCTGCTGCGCCTGGCGCTGCACGACCGGGACCAGGGCGACGCCCAGGAGGTCGTAGCGCAGGCCGTCGACCTCGCCGTCCAGGTAGTTGACCAGCCAGGTCAGGCCCGCGGCCTCCACCTCTTCCGCGATCAGGCCGACCTCGTCCTTGCGGCCCTCCTTGACGGAGCCGTCCTCGTTGACGGTGTCCTTGCGGTCGTAGACGACCGGGCGCAGGGCCAGCACGTCGTCCGGGTTCACCGTGTAGTCGCGAACGTTCTCCTTGAACTTGATCGAGGAGGTGTTCCGGCAGAAGGTGCCGTCCCCCTCGACCCACACCGCGTACCAGGTACCGGACCCGGAGGCCGCGTTGCTGTGCGGCTTCTTCGAGCCGTTGGCCCAGGAGATCGTCGAGCCGGACGTCAGGTACCCGGAGTGGCTGTGCGACTCGGGCGGGAACGAGGACGGCTTCGAGGTGATCGAGGACCAGGAGTGCGAGTGCGAGCTCGGCGGGTACGTCGAGGGCTTACCGGTGACCTGGTCCCAGTCGTGGTTGTGCGAGCTGGGCGGGAAGGTCGTCGGCTTGCCGGTGACGTCGCCCCAGGGGTGGGTGTGCGAGGCCGGGGGGAAGGTGGCCGGCGCCCCCTCGATCGTGCCCCAGTTGATCGTCGGGGCGAGATCCTTCCACGCCGTGCCGTCCCAGAACTCCCAGACCTTCGTGGAGTTGTTGAAGCCGAGCCGACCCATGCGCGGGGTCTTCGGTCGCGTCGCGGTCGTCCAGGCGCCGACCGTGTTGCCCAGGAACTCGCGCTCGCCCTGGACATTGCCGGACGTGATGGTCGCGGCGCCGACCGGGACGGTGACGGTCGCCAGGGGGAAGTCGTAGATGCCGGTGTCCGTCTGCGTCAGGGCAGGCAGGCCGCCGCCCGAGGTGCCCTGGACGACAGCGAGCTTGATGCTGTTCGCGGTCGGGTCCAGGCGCAGGACGACACGGTCGTAGCGCTGGGCTGCGCTCGCCGCGGCGATGGTGACGACCTCGGTCGCCGTCGACTGGACGGCGTGGCCGCGCACGATCGCGAAGCCGGCGTTGACCTTGACGTTCATGCCGGTGCCGTCGCCGAAGACGGAGAAGCTGGAGGTGCCCAGCCCCTCGGGGCCGGCGATCCCGGAGTGCGAGGCGAGCTCGCGGAAGAGGTAGCTGTACTGCCCCTCGGAGACGGCCTGGCCGTCGAACGGGTAGGAACTGATGGACACGGGAGAGGGTCCTCCTTCGGGGAGAGGGGTCAGTTACTCGGAGAAGGGGCCGACGTCCTCGACGGCGAAGTACGAGTACGAGCCGGGCAGGACGCGCACCTGGCCGTAGGTCGCGGCGGCGCGAGCCGTGGCAAGCGAGATGCCGACGGTCAACTGGCCGGCCGGGGGGTTGCACAGGTAGAAGGCGACGTCGGCCCCGGATGCGGTGGTGGAGTCGTCGTCGTAGACGGTCACCCGGTGTTCTCCGGTAGTCGACCCGGAGGTGGTGACGGTGGACCCGGAGGCCCACCGGCACTTGATGATCGCGCTGTTCTTGGCGTAGCGGATGTTGGTGTTGGTGTTGTCTCCGGTCCCGTCCGTGTCCATCGCGTAGACCTGGAGGTGTACGCGGTAGATCCGCTTGGGCGCGGCCTTGAACGGGAGCTGGTAGACCATCGTCTCCGTGTCGCCGACGTACGCGGTGGTTCCCAGGTTCGTCGTGATGGCCACGATGCCGTGAGGCTGGTAGCCAGGGAGAAGTAGCGACACTTTCACACCTCCTTACGCGAGACCGACCCAGAACCGCTTCGGGTCCCCGGTGAACGAGCTGGTGGCGATCGAAGACGGAGCCGACGTCGCGGACGTGGACAGCGAGGCCCAGCGCCACATGTTGTTGTAGCCGAGCCGCGAGGGGCACGCCGAGCTGTTGTCGTAGGCCAGCATCGCGGGCCCGTCGACCGGGCTCTCGGTGTAGACCATGCGGAACACGACGTAGTACAGGCCGGGCTGGAGCGTGACCGCGGAGGTCAGGCTGGACCAGGAGTTACCGCCGCCCGTGTCGTGCTGTTCCTGCGGCTCGTACGTCGCGGTGGACAGGTCGCCCGTCGCGCGCATCAGCGTGCCGGACGAGTTGTAGATGCCCGCCCAGGAGCCGGCCTTCAGTCCGCCCGCGTAGCCCTTGAAGTACCAGACGATCTTCGAGACCGAGACGGCCTCATTGATCTTCACGGCCGTCACGCGGCCGGCGCCGCTCGTCGGGTACACGACCTGCACCGAGCACATCGCCGGGTCGCTGGACCACGCCTTGAGGCCGAGGTCGGTCGGGGAGAAGTCGCTCGGCTTGGCGAAGTCCGGGAGCTGGGCGACGGGCACGCGCTTGGCGGAGTCGAGCGTGGCGACACCGTTGGCCGCAGCCTTCTCGGCGTACGGGATTCCGCCCAGGTCGTCGAGGTCGACCACCACTGCGCCGGTCTGGCCGTTCACCGAGGAGACAGCCTGGGCGCCAACCGTGACGGTCGTACCGTCCTGCTGGAGCACCTTCAGCTTGCCGCCCTCGGCGTAGGCGATGGCCCCGTTCGTCGGGGTCTCGGTCGGCACGATGCTGGCGTTCTTGAAGCCCAGCACGAACTTGCCGCCACCGAAGGGGGCGGTCGTGTCGCCGACACCCAGGTTGTAGAACGTGGCCCGAAGGCTGTTGCTGTACGGGTGGCCGGCGTCCGTGACGCGGAAGTACGTCGCTGCATCGGTGCTGCCGTAGACGGTGAAGCCGTGCCCGGCGGCCGGGGTGATGTTCAGCGGGCCGGTCAGCGTGCCGCCGACCTTGGACAGAGCGCCGACGTCGTCCGCGTTGAGCTCGACGATTCCGGTCTTGCCGTTCACGGAGTCGACTGCGCCGCCCGTGCCTCCGCCTCCGGAGCCAACCTGGAAGATCGTGCCATCGGCCTGAATGACGTAGGGCAGCCCGTTCTTGGCGTACATCACGAAGCCCTGCGCGGGAGCGGCCGGGTCCTCGGTGCGGTTGACGACACCCACGCCGTTGATCACGGTGAGCTTGGCGTCCGACAGCTTCGTGCTACCGCCGACTGCGACCTGCCCCGTGGACCGGCTCGCGTCGATCACGGTGGCCCGGTACGAGCCGTCGTCGTTGCGGCTGGCCAGACTGAGGTTCGAGCCTGCGGCGTCGGTGCCGGTCTCGGTGTCAGTGCCTGCGGCCAGTGTCCAGCGGTTCACGCTGTTGGTGCGGAAGGCGACGGTGCGGCTCGATCCGGCGGCCCCGTTGATCGGGAGCGTCTGCATGACCTCGCCGGCCGTTGCGGGCAGGGCGCCTACGTCGGCAGCGCCGAGGTTCACTGCGCCAGTCCGGGTGTTCACCGAGGTGACCGGGTAGCTGACTTGCGCGATCTGGAAGCTGGTGCCGTCCGCCTGCTTGACGAACATCTTCCCGGACTTCGAGTAGATGAAGACGCCGGCCGAGGTGGTGGCCGGGTCGGTCCCGATGTCTCGCAGGCCGATCGAGCCGGACGACGTCACCTGGGCGGAACCGTGGTGCGTGGTCGTACCGAAGCTGATCGTGCCGTCCGACCGCTTGGCGTGGACGACGGTCTTGTTGAAGGAGCCGTCGTCGTTGCGTGAGGCCAGGCGGAAGTCGGAGCCCGTAGCCGAGCCAGCCTCGGCGACATCGTCAGTCTGCGCTTCCCAGCGGCTCACGCCATCGGTCATCCATCGGACCACCCGGTAGTTCCCGGCAGGCCGGCTGACCCCCAGGTAGGTGGCGTTGAGCGTGGCGTTGGCGTTGTTCGGCAGGGCGCCTACGTCGTCGGCGTCCAGGACGACCGCCTGGACGCTCTGTCCGTTGACGGACTGCACGACGCCGTTCGCGCCTGCGGGCCCGGCCGGACCTTGCGGGCCCTCGGGTCCCGTGGGACCAACGGTCCCGTTGTCGTAGGGGTAGTACGTAGTCGGCACTTACGCGACCTCCACTCCGCTGATGTGGGCGTAGGCCGTGGCCGAGTTGCCCTGGATGCTGATCGAGTCGTTGGGTTCGAGGACCGTTGAGATCCGGAGCGTGAAGACCCCGTTGGGGTGCACGCCGACGTTCGCGAGGAGCGGCGTGCCGTTGACCTTCACTGCGAGGAGCGCGCTCGACGCGCTCATGTTCGTGCAGACGATGTCCGTGATGATCGCCTGGCCGCTCGGCGGAGTGGTGTAGACGATGGACTCCTCCGCGGGGAGCTGGCCCCGCCAGAAGTTCTTCGGCGCTGTGGCCATCAGTACACCCCCATGATCGAGAAGAGCTGGTTGTCGGCTGCGGCGCCGATGTCTGACGTCCGCTCAAGCTGCGAGACGCGGGCCTCGGTGTTTGTCACACGCTTCGAGAGCGCGGCGTCCACGGAGAAGCCGGTCGGGTCGCCGAGCAAGACGCCGACCTGGAAGCCGTCAGACCCTGCCTTGAGGACCATGCCGGTCGCGTTGGACACGAGCTCCTGGTCCTCGACGACGACGGAGACCTTGTCACCCAGGTACCAGTCGTGGCCGAAGCGCATGGCTCCGTCCTCCATCGGTACGACCTGGACGTTGACGGCCGTGAAGCCGGACTCCTCCATCGCCTCGTCGCCGGCCTGCTGGAGCTCCTTCCAGTCGTCGGTGTTGCGCTGGTCGATGAACTTCTCGATGCGTCGGCCCCAGTCGGCCTCGGCGGCGATGGACTCGGGTGTCTGGACCTGGAGGAACTGCCGCTTCACCAGCTCGCCCTGGCCCGCCACGATGGCGCGCGTGACGCCGGGCGGGGAGAGGGCGACGCGCTGGCCGGCGAGCGATCCGTTGGCCACGTCGAGCCGGATCAGCTTGGTGCGGTCGGTGATCTCGAAGGTCTCGAAGACGAGGTTCGATCCGCGCTGCACGACGCGGAATCCGAGGCTGCCGAGCAGCGCCAGCTCGGTCAGGAGATTGCCGAGGACGGGGAACCGTGCGCTCTTGATGACGGTGGGCCCGCGGCCCTGACTGACACCGTCCACCAGGTGTGTCTTGCGGCGTTCGACAGGGGCTGTCGGGCCGATGTTGGCCATGACGAAGGAGTGCATGACGTCCTCTGCCTTGCCCTGTCGGACGTCGTGCGCGAGCGTCTGGCTGGCGCCGTTGGGGTTGGTCGGGTCGGGGAACGCGAGGGTGTCCGCGAGGATGACCGTGTCGGACACCCCGGTGAAGGTGATGGACCCGCCAGGGTCGTCCTGGGTCGCGGCGAACTCGGGCGTCACCATCGGGCCCGACATGATGACGTCGTTCGGGCCGGTGATGATGAGGCCGGCGCCGGGCTGGCGCAGGATCTGCGCGAGCGGGTTCTCGGCCGCGAGAGTCAGCTTCCACTCGCCGACGTTGTTGAAGTTGTCCGTGAGCTCCAGCGAAAGCTCCTCGGGCCGGACGAGGCCGCGACGAGTCAGGGACTTGTCGCGGACCTCGACCGTGATGTCCTCCAGCCGCACTCAGATCACCATCCACTTCCGGGGCCGCCACGAACAGGTGATCTTCGAGGCGGTCGTGATGTCTTCGAGCTGAGCGGTTGCGGTGGACAGACCGGGCTTGACGGTCCAGAAGCGGGGCGCCTCTTCGAGCTCGGCGTAGCGGTTGTCGCCGTTCTGGTCGACGACCGTGCCCTTGCGGGTGTCGATCGTCAGGCGCTCGTTCGCCAGGAGCGTCCCGGACCAGGCCAGCTTTTCGCCGGCCGGTGAGACCGCGACGAAGTTGGTGCCGGGGCCGGCGATCTCCCAGATCGGATACGCCTCCGCGTTACCGGAGTTGTCGAGCTGGATCTCGCCGATCGCCTGGGACGCGGAGATCTCCACGTTGACCAGGGCGGACAGGAACGGCGCCGCGGTGCTGCCTCCGATGTACCGCACCTGGGCCTCCGAGAAGGTCCAGTACGGGTCGGGGGAGCGGAAGGTGACGACGGTCTGGAACTCACGCTCGCCGGTCGTGTCCTCGCCGTACGAGTACTCACCCCCGCCCGTGCGGTACACGTCCGTCGTCCAGCGCGTGCCGTCGTCGTCGAGAAGGGTGAGCGTGCACTGACCGGCCAGCGCGAGGGCCAGCCGGTCGACGAGCTCTTGGAGGTGTTGCCGGTCCCTGGCCAGGATCTCCAGGGGTATGTCGATGTCGCGCGTCAGGACACGTCGCCTACGAAAAACGGCGCCGTCCCCGGCGCCTTCGAGCCATTGGACGGAGACGGGGGGCAGGCCGAAGCCTGTCACCCCCGTCTTGGCCTGGTAGCCCAGGCCCTTGTCCATGATCTCGTTGAGGTTGAGCGTGTCCGTCTCGCTGCTCAAGAGCAGCTTCGGCATCTACTGCATCACCATCCAAACCGCGCACGGTTGGCAGCGGCGAACAGATCCTCTTCGGACCCGAGCGAGCTGCCAGGCGCTGCGTAGTAGTTGAGTACCTTCGTGGTGCCGCCGCCGGTCGAGCCGGCCAGGCCCGCGGTCACTGCGCCGCTCACGCCACCGGACACGCCGATCGCGTTGACGCCGGGGACGTCGAACTCCGTGGAGGCGACGTCGTCCGTGAGGCCCGCGAGGGACTTGCGCACCGCGTCGTAGCGGGACTCCAGGCCCTTGATGAAGCCGTTGATGACGAGCTGGCCGGCGCCCACCAGGAGCACGCGGTCCAGGGACTCAGGTCCCTTCCAGTCGGTCAGCTTCGAGGTGAGGCTGCCGAGCTTGTCCTTCACGGCTCCGAACATGGAGCTGATGCCCTTGATGAGGCCCTTGATCAGCGACTTGCCGGCCTCGATCAGCGTGGAGCCGAGCGAGCCGAGTGCGGACTTGGCCTTGCCGGGCAGTTCCTTCAGCGTCGTCACGGCCTTGCCGATCCACTCGCCCACAGTGGAGACGAGCTTGCTCAGCGCGCCCGAGGCGGCCGTCCGGATCGACGACCAGGCGGACGAGAAGAACCGGCCGATCGAGGCGAGCCCGTCAGTGACGAGGCGGCCCGCACCCGTGAAGAACACGCCGATGTAGCCGCGGATCGCGTTGAACGCGTCCGTGAAGATCGTTGCGATGCTCTTCCAGGCGGACTTGAAGAACTGGCCGATGGCCTTGAACGCCTTGCCGGCGGTGCCCAGGATGCCGACGTTCAGGAAGACTTCCAGCGCGCCGATGATGATGTCCCAGGCACCCTTGAAGATGCCCTTGATGCCTTCCCAGAGCTGGTCGAAGCCTTCCTCGAAGGTGTCCCAGTTGCCGGTGAAGATGCCCTCGAAGATGCCCCAGATCATCTTGAAGTAGCCGACGATGTAGTCCCAGACGCCGACGAAGAACTCCTTGAGTCCTTCGAGGACCAGGCCCACACCGTTGATCGCGGCGACCAGGGCGCCGGCCAGGATCTCGATCAGGAACTGAATGATCGGGACCAGGATCGGCATGATGAAGTCGACGACCGCGAGCAGTGCCTGGAGGAACGGCTGGAGCGCTTCGACGACTCGGGTGATCGCGTCCGCCAGCGGGGGCAGGACTGCCTGGATCACCTCGGACAGCATCGGGAGCAGGGGCTCGATGACTGCCGTCAGGATCTGGAGCGCGATCTCGACGACCGGCTGAAGCGCGGCGAAGATCTGGGCCAGGGCCTCGCCGAGGACCGGGAGGATCGGGGCCAGTGCTCCGACGAGCTGTTCGATCAGCGGCGCTACGGCCTGCATGATCATCGTGAACAGTTCGGCGATCGGGGGGAGGATCGCGGCGAGCAGCCCGAAGGCTGCGCCCAGCATTTCCCCGACGACCGGGACGAGCTGCTGGATCAGCGGGCCGATCACCTGGAACGCGGACGTCAGTGCGCCGCCGAGCAGTTCGACGATCGGGATGATCTGCGGCGCGAGCTCCGCGAAGGCATTGGCCAGCGGAACGACCGCAGCCGTGACGAGCCCGGCGAAGACCGGGAGCATCGCGGCGACGACCTGCATGATGGCGCCGAGGGCCTGGCCGAGCGGGGCCATCATCGGGGCGAGCGCCTGCACGGCCTGGTAGAGGCCGGTGAACACTGCCTTGACGCCCTCGGTCACGGCCGGCTGTGCCAGCGCGTCGGCGATGGCACCCATCGCCACACCGATGATCGAGCCGGCCTGCGGGAGGACCGTCGTCAGCAGCTCGGAGAGCTCGACGAACAGGTTCTTCACGGCCGGCCCGGCGCCGTTGGCCAGGTTGCTCATCGCGCGGTGCGCGGCTTCGAAAACGCCGACGAGGCCGTTCTGGAAGCCCTCGCTGTCGACGACCGTGTGGATCTGCGCGAGGGTGTCGCGGAGCATCCCGAGGGACGAGCCGCCCGCCTCGTTCGCGGCGCGGGAGACGCCAGCGAGGATGCCGCCCGTCTCTACCAGGATGCCGCCGAGATCCTTCAGGGCCGTGATGCCCTGGTCGATCTCCGCCTTGAGTCCGAGCTCGCCCTTCTTCTTCAGCCAGGTGTCGAACTCCTTGGAGATGTTGACGAACCAGCCCGCCAGGTCAGGCAGGTAGGAGGCGCCAACCTCGCCAAGCTGGGCGATGATCGAGGCGAAGGTCTTGGTGCCGCCGGTCGCGGTGGTGATCGACTCGTTGAGGTAGCCGAACATCTTGTCGACCAAGCCGGGGTCGAGCGCGGCCGTCAGGTCGGTGGCGAAGGAGCCGAAGAACTTCCCGATCTCCGTGGCCGAGGACTTGAAGCCCTTGGCGAAGCGCGGGAGGAGGTCATCGACGAGCTCGCGGATCGGCTTGCGTGCCTGCTCCCAGAAGTTCGCGCTGATCGCGTTCTGGATCTCGGAGAGCGCCGACTTGACCTCGGGGACTTCCTTGTTGAAGTCCTTCAGGGCGGCGACGGTGACGCCGATGCCCACTGCGAAGCCGCCCAGGATGCCGGGCAGCGTCAGCGCGGTGGCGCCGATCTGTGCGAGCGACGCGGACAAGGCGAACAGGTTGCTCGTCGCCGAGATGCCCCACGCTGCGAGGCCGGCGACGGCCGTGGCCAGCGAGCCGATGATCGGGACGTTCTTGTCGAGGTTCCGCAGGATGTTGCTGAACTTCGTGAACAGGTTGTTCAGCACGCGGACACCGGACAGGGCCGCGAGCGAGGCGGCCACCTTGGCGACGGCTGCGTTGTTGAGCTCGGGGATGATCGAGACCGTGCGGGGCCGGGTCAGGATGCCGAGGCGGGCCGAGGTGGCTGCGCTCGACGAAGCCGCGACGTCCGGCTCGATCTTGATCTTCAGCGGGGAGTTGCGGTCCCGCCAGTCCTTGAGCTGGTCGGTCATGTCCCGCAGCGAGGAGTCGCTGATCTTGACGTCGATGTCGGTCGTGTCGAGCGTCGTCTTGAGCTTGACCTTCTCCGACTTGGCGACGTCCTCGTAGCGGCGGATCGCCTTGCGCAGCTCCTCGGGGATGTTCGACCGGGCGATGGTCGTGTAGATCCGCACCTTCCGGCTGTCCATCGACCGGTTCTGCTGGTTGACCTTGCGGATCTCCTTCAGCATGTCGCTGACGAAGTTGCCCATGACGGGCTTGAGCTCGACCTTGACTTCGAGCTGGTTCTCGATCCGGTCAAGATCCTTCTGCGCCTTGCGGCGGAACTCGCTCGTATCGGGAAGCACGCGGACGCTGACGCGCCCGATTACCTGCCCTGCTGGCATGGGCCTACCTCCGGGCTGTGAACTTCTTGTAGATCTCCGCCACGGAGACCCGCTTGCCGGCCTTCTTCGAGCCGCTGGTCTTGGCGGCCTTCTTGGGCGCCTTCGGGCGAGGCCAGGCGGGGATCTTGGGCGCCTTGCCCTTGCCCCAGTTGCCGGTCGCCCTGGTGTTCTGGTTGATCGCGTCGAAGATGTCGGCCTTCAGGTGGCGGTCGATGCCCCACCCGAAGTGGTCCCTTCCGCCGGACGCGAGAGCGACGGTCAGGGAGGTGTCAGGCAGCCTCCGGACAAGCGCCATGACGAAGTACGGGGAGGGGCCGCGCCCCTCGATCACGTCCACCAGGTCGATGCCGTAGTGGAAGCGGAGGTCGGCGTACAGCCCCTCTCCGTACTCGTCGATCAGCTTGCAGAGGCCGAGGCTTCCCCCGCCTGAGTGCCCTTGCCGTAGGTCTCGAAGATCTGGGCCAGGACCGCGAGGTCGTCGCCGACCGCGCTCAGGAGGGAGTCCGCCTTCTTCGGGTGGTCGGCCACCAGGCGGATCGCCTCGGACAGCAGCTCTTCCTGGTCGACGTCGTTGCCCTCGGCGTCCATCTCGTCCTGGAGGGCGATGAGTCGGGCCCGCTTCTCCTTGGGCAGACGGAGCGGGTTGAGCAGGTGGACGGTGGTCTTCTCGTCCAGGGCGATGTCGGTCGAGCCGTACTTCGCGTCAGCGGCGGCACGGATGTCGTCGAGGGTGAACTGAGCCATGAGGGTGCGGACCTCCAAGTCGTTGGGGTGAACAGGTGCGGACCATGAGGGAGGGCCCCGAGGGGCCCCCGACGCGCGAGGAGGTCCGCGTCACTCGCGCGTGGGGGAAGTGTCCTGCGACACTTACACACTGGGTCAGGCGGCGATGCCCGCGACCCAGTCGGTGCCGTTCCAGGAGGCGTTGGAGCCGTCGCCCAGTACGACGTACTGGCCGGTGGTCCACGCGGTAGCCGGGCTGGCGGTGATCAGGTCGAGGTCGACCAGGTCGTACGGCGCGGTCGAGCCGGCCGGGGTGAAGGAGCCCGGAGTGCCGGCGGTGGCGCCGGTCGCCGCGACGGTGCCCAGCGGGGTGATCGCGTACGTCCAGGAGTTGGCGCCGTACGTCATCGGCTTCACGCCGATGGGCAGGCCGGCCAGGGACTCGGTGTCACCGAAGCTGAGGTCGTCGTTGCGGTAGATCTCCGCCTTCGGGGCGTAGAACGCGAAGACGTTCTCGCCGTCCACGAAGACCGCGAGGAACGCGGACGTGGTCGGGACCGGGTCGGCCGGCACACCAACCGAACCGTCAGGCAGGATCGGGGCGTTCGAGCCGTAGTAGAGCTTCAGGCCCTTGACGTCGAACTGCTGAAGCGTGAAGGCCATCGTCTCGGTACGGGCCGAGTACTTGGTCCGCAGGCTCTTGTTCTGGAGCGAGCCGATCACGGTGGCCTCGCCGCCCTCGGAGGCGATCGAGAAGATGTCCTCCAGCGACGTGTGGCCTACGGCCTCCCACGGGGAGACGGGGACCAGGAGGTCGGTCGGGATGTCGGTACCGACCGGGGCGGTCAGGTAGTTGCCGCTCCCGATGACGAGAGTGGCGGCATCGTTCAGTGCCACGAAGTGGACTCCTTACTTGGTGTGGAACGGGCGGTTGCGCGGCTTGCGGATCTCGATGTCGTAGGTCGCCTCGTAGCGCCAGACACCGGTCGGCAGGTCGGCGTACTGGACCGGCCCCGTCGAGGTGGCCCAGTCCGTTTGCCGGCGAGGAGCGGACGCGAGGTCAACTCGCGTGATGTGCCCGAGCCCTGGGTAGACCGTCTGGTTCAGCCAGGCATTTCGCAGCACGACGCGGACGGCCTCGGAGAGGATCGCCGCGTCCTCGTCGCCGTCAGGGTCTTCGCAGAAGACGTGCACCCCGACGCGCGCTGCGTCGAGGAATCGGGTGTCGCCCGTCCAGTTCCCGAAGGAAGGATCGCGGCGCGCGATGACGAGCGGGAAGGTCTGGTTCTTCGAGATGAGCGACTGCACCTGGATGCCGGGCAGGCCCTCGCGAAGAACGGCGAGCATCAGGTCTTCGACCGGGGAGAGCTCGGCGAGCGCCCTGATCTCCGGGGGGAGTCCGGCCATCAGCCTCGACCCCCGCCCCGCTTGCGCTGCTTGACCTTGACGCGCTTCTCGGTCGCTGCGCGCAGGCCGCGCGAGCGCTTGGGCAGGTGGGACGCCTCGGCGAGGATGTGCAGGCCCTCGGCCGGCGCCACCTCGTACTCGTTGACGGTCTGGCCCTTGGCGTTGACGACCTCGACGGTGTAGCCGCCGCGGCCCAGCTCGATGGAGGCGGCCGAGTTGCCGCCCTTCTTCGCGTTGGTCTTGTTCTTGTCTTCGAGGACCACGTAGGCGTCGATGTCGCCCTTGGCCATGTCGATCTTCGCGACGCCGTCGACCCGATGCTGAACCAGCAGGGCCTCGGCTCGCGCGGCGATCTCGAAGGTGCGCTCCCAGATCTCGCCCTGGACGCCGTCGAGCTCGGCGATGAGCTTGAGCAGCTTGTCCTTGGGGCCGGGGGTCCAGTAGAGGTCGGCCATCAGCTCGGCCTCTCGCGGATGTCGATCGACCAGTGCCGCGTCTTGCGCTCGCCGTGGTGGTAGGCCGGCGGGGTCACGATGTCCCAGACGGAGCCGAGCACTTCGACCCGCGACCACAGGGTGACGCCTTCGATGTGGGCGTCCACGATCATGCGGGTGATGTTGATCTGCTGCTGGCCGGGGACCTCGGCTCGGGCCGAACGCTGCGGAATCAGCGCGCAGGTCACCTCGTAGGGGCCGTCCGCATCGGCGACCAGAACCTCGTTGCCGCGGTTGTCGATGACCGTCTTGGTCTTCCAGACGCGCGCCTTCAGGCCGCGCCTGCGCTGCATCGAGCTCACCAGGGCTCCACCTCATCCGAGAAGAGGGGGAACGGCTTGGCGTCCGGCGCCGGTTGGGCGACCGGGACCAGGCCGGCCGCGACGGGCCGGCGTACGGAATTCCAGGCGGAGACCTGCGCGGAGACCAGGCCCGGCTTGCGCCCGCCGATCTCCTGGAGGAGCTTCTGCTCGTCGTGGCTGAAGTAGACGGTGCCGGCGTTCTCGCCCTGGTCGTCGCTCCAGCCCAGCGTCTCGTCGCCAGCTCGGGACTGCGTGTAGCCCGAGGGGTTGTTCATGTAGCGCTTGCACGCCTTCAGGACCAACGTCCTGACGATGCGCGGCGCGGAGGCATCCGGCCACTCGCGGCCCGCGTACATGCAGGCCAGGTCGGAGGCGTCCTCCAGGGCCGAGGTCGCGATGCGCTCCTCGTCAGCGTCGAGCGTCCAGTCGAGGCGAGCCTTCAGCTCTTCGAGTGTGGCGAAGTTCGCCAAGGTGTCTTCTCCTTCGCTCACGGGGAGGGGCGGGGCGTGCGTCACTTGCACACCCCGCCCGCTCACTCAGCCGGATCAGGCAGAGGCGCCGTCAGCGGTACCGGCGATGCCGGTGATCGCGGCCAGCTCCTGGGCCTTCTCGTCCGGGCCGTCCGGGTCCGGCAGGACGTCCGCGGTCGCGTCGAGGTCGAGCTTGATCGCGCGGACGAAGTGCTGGTGCTCCGAGACGAAGCCCTGGCTCGGGGTCTGGGCGTCGCGGCCGACGAGGAAGTCCTCGACGATGCGGAAGCCCTTGTAGGTGTTCACGATCGAGCGGTCCGTCAGGCGGGTCGCGTCGTAGTCGCGAATCCAGCGCAGCGCCACGCCGTTGTAGGACGCGGCGGCACCGAAGGGGACGGACTGCGGGACGGACGGGGCGCCCGTCGCGAAGATGAACGCGCTGGAGACCAGGGCGATGGCGGTGTCGGCCGGCAGCTCGTCGGAGGTGACGATGTTGAAGCCGTACCGGCGACCGAGGGTGGCCTCCTTCAGGGCGGAGACAGCCTCGGCGTCACCGACGTTGGAGGCGAGGTTCAGGTCCGGGTCGGACAGGAGCTCGTTCTCCCAGCCGGAACCGACCAGGAGGGTCCGCTGCTCCTTGGGGACGCGGAACTTGTTCATGACCTCGCGGGCCCGGATCAGGGTCTTGCGCAGGGAGCGGCCGGAAACGGCGCCGCCCAGGGTCACCGCGTACGGCGCCTTGAGCAGGTAGTCGACGGCCTCGTACTCCAGGCCCTTGCCGACCGCCTCGGTCTGCTTGGCCATGAGCTTGGCCCAGCCGTTCAGGTCGAAGTCGTTCTGCTCGTCGGTGAGCTGGACACCCGAGTAGACGTCGTCGCCGAAGGTGACCTGGACGGTCTTCTCGGCGTAGGTGTCGAACTGGATCTCCGTCGAGCGGTCGTTGCGCCACCCGTACGTGCGGTAGGGGAGGACTCCCTCGACCTTGATGTTGATGGCGTCGCCCTTGGCGCCCTTGAACTGGTCGATGCCCTCGCGCTGGAAGACGGCGGGGACGACCAGGGACTCTTCCAGAGCGACCGCCGCGGTCGCGGCGATCTTCTCCGGCTTGATGACATCGTGCTCGGTGTACGGCACTGGTGGGATCTCCTGTCAGTAGAGGATGCAGGGAGGCTCGGCGTGCGTCACTTGCACACCTGGGGGTGGGTCAGTAGCGGCGCTTGCGCGCGTTACGAGCGGCCTTGACGGGGTCGAAGTCCTCCCCGTCGTCGGGGGTCAGGCCGCCGCTGAGCGATTCGGGAGCGGACGGGACGACGAGCTTCTGGAGCTCCTTCGCGTCCGCCTCCAGCTCGGCTTCGGTGGTGCCCGTCAGGCGCTTGGCCAGGGGCGCGGGCAGCTCGTGCTTGGCTGCCACGTTGCCGATCAGGATCTGCCGCTCCAGCGCCTCGATCTGACCGCGCAGCTCGGAAGTGGCGGCCTCGAACTCGTCCAGGGTCTTGGCCTTGGAGAGCTTGGCCTCCGTCTCGCGGAGCTTGGTGCGGTAGTTCGCGGCCTCGGCGTTCGCGTCGGTGAGCTTCTTGCGAAGCACCTCCGGGGGAACGGTCTCCTCGGCCGGCTGCTCCTCGGTGGAGACCTCGTCGCCCTTGGGGGTCTCGCCCTCCGGGGGCGTCACGACGGTCTCTTCCGCGGGGGTCTCTTCGGTGCTGGGGGTTTCCTGCTCGGGCACTGTCACGCCTCCTGGACGCTCGTGGTGGATCGCCGAGCCTCCTGGGCTGCGGCCTTCTGTTCTTGCCGGATGAACCGGCGCCAGGCGGCGACTGCCGCCTTGCCGGACAGGCCGCGTGTGACCTTGGGCCACAGCTCCTCGTACCGGCGGTTCAGCTCGTATGCGGACGAGCTGTTGTACTGCTCGCGCGAGAACACGGGCTCGGCGTAGCAGTGGCAGTTGTCGTGGTACTTGTCGCCGTCCGCGTACTCGGCTGAGCGCTCGGAGCGGTAGACGGGACCACGGCTGATGAGCATCGCGCACCACCCGCAGGGGGTGCCGGTACGCGAAAGTCGGATGTAGCCGATGGCTCGGCGGTCGCGCTGCGTGTGGTTCCAGACCGTGGAGCGCCCACCGTTCATGGCGATGCGCTCAGCGGCTGCGGCCTGCCGCGCGCCGGCCTCCCGATGGGCCTGGTCCCGAAGCTCGTCGACCTCGTCAGCGCTCCGGGCGCCGTCGATCTTGTCGACCTTCTTCTGGAGGTTGTCAGGCCCGAGGGCTTCCAGCACGGTGCGAAGCTCTTCCTCGGCCTCGCGCTCGATCTGTTCCTCGGCCTCGCGCAGGCCCTCGATCTCCTCCACCAGAATGCGGTCGAGCTCTTCCTCTTCCGCCAGGTCAGGGTTGTCGAGAGCCCCCTCGTCAGCTTCCCCAGGCTCGCTGGTCGCGGCCGACGAGGGGGAGTCCGTCTCCTCGGTAGGGGTGCTGTCTGTACGCCCCTCCTGGGGGCGCTCAGCGCCTCCGGTCAAGGCGTTGAACTCGTCGCGCAGTACATCGAGCGTGATGTACGTGGGCTCGGGGTGGTACGGATCGGCCACCGTCGTGCCCGTGCGCAGGGCACGGGCCAGGCGGTAGTACGCGCGGGCCAGGTCGCGGGACTGGCGCCTACGCCCCATCACCAGCGTGATGGCCCGCCTCAGCCAAGAGGCGGCGGTGGACGCCCGGCTTGTGGCCGGGACGTCCTCCCACAGCGTCAGTGCCTCCGCGACGGTGCCGGCCCCGATCTGGGTCAGCGCCGTCTGGAACGCGATGGCAGCGCGATCAGCCTCAGCCTGTCGGGCCGGGCTGGTCACGCGGCGACCACCTCACTTACCGGGGTGGCCGGCGCCGAGTCGGCGGACGGTGTCGCTCGCGTCAGCGCGGTGGCGAGCTGGCCAACGGAGTCGTCTTCCTCGGCCAGTTGCTCCCAGTCCTCGTACTCGGTCTGGGTCACGCCAGGCACTCGCTTCCACAGGCCGCGGGCCGGGATGCCGAGCTGTTCCTTCAGCTTGCCGAGCGCGTCAGCAGCCTGCGCCAGCGAGCGGGACTCCATGTCGCGCCACTGGACCTCGCCTGCGTAGTCCTCGGTGGCCGTGGTGTCGCCTTCCATCTCGGCGGCGATCCGGAAGACCCTCTCCCAGGACTCTCCGAAGAGGGACTGGAACTCGGTGATCTTCCGGCTCAGCGCCGTCTCGGCGGCAAGCAGGGCCTCGGCGGACAGGTTGGCGATCTGGCCCAGCAAGTGGTGCGGCGGGGTCTGGCTGATCGCGGCCAGGTGCCGGATGCTCATGTCGACCGACTCGATCAGCGGTGTGATCGGACCGGCCGGCAGGGAGCCGAACTTCACGTCCGGGTCCTCGGCGAACAAGAAGCGGCGCGCGTTGTGGTTGATGGGGGCCGGGATCGGGTTGCCGGCCGCGTCGAGCTTGGGCCGGCTGTCGACCGCCAGCTCGGGGTCGGTGGTGACGTTGCCGTGCTCGTCCACCCACTCCATGAGGAGGGGCGGTGCCATGCCGGTCGCGTACCGCACCTCGTGCGAGGTGTACGTCTGCGCGACGAGCAGGTCGAAGATCGTCTGGTTGATGCGGTTCTGGAGCGGGATCATCGGCTCGACGACGCCGACCGTGCGGCCTTCGAGGTCGACCTGCGCGGCGAAGCGCGTGACCGGGCACTCGGTCGAGCCGTGCAGCTTGCCCTTCGCGACGCGTACCGAGTCGAGGTCGGACAGCGACTTGAACGTCACCGCGTACTCGTACCGGGCGTCCCACATGCGGGCCTTGCCGGGCGTCTCGGCCTTCGGCTTGGCCGTGATGGTCAGGGCTGCGTACGGCTCGTCGTCGTTCGCCGGGTCCTCGTACAGGGCCGCGGTCTTCTTGGCCGACAGGCCCTTGGAGATGACGCCCTTCTTGGTCTTCTCCGTCAGGACGAAGGAGTGGCCGAAGCCGAGGGCGCCCCGGTACACGGCCGCCTGTCGGGCGTCCATGCGCGAGCGCTGCCAGTGCGACCAGGCCGCGCTCTTCGAGGACGACGCCTCGGGCAGGCCCTCGCTGGAGGTGCCCGGCCGGAAGCCGTCCACGTACAGCGCCTGGGCCGGCGTGCCGATCAGGAGCGGCATCCAGTTGGACACCGCGCGCTTCGCGAGGAGCTTGTACTCGTCGTCCGCCTGGGGCGGCATGTACGGGTCGTCGTGCTTGCCTCGGATGAAGCGGTCGATGCGCTCCAGACGGCCCTCGTCGCGATCGAGGATGGCGAGCAGTTCCTTCGCCAGCGTCAGTGGGCTGGAGTCAGCCATGCCTCACCACCTTTCGCTACACTTACACAGATCTACATGAAGTAACCGCGCCCGGTCCGCTTCCGGACCTTCTTGCCGCGGGTGCGAAGCTCGTACAGAGCCTCATGCGCGAGCATCAGCGCCGCGTAGGCGTCGATCTTGCGCGGGGAGTCCTTCGACTCCTTGCCGAAGGAGATGCCGTAGTTGTTGGTGCGCCGGCGAGCCGAGAGCACATGCCGGCGCAGCGTCAGGTCCCCGTCGTGGGACAGCTTCTTGTCGAAGATCGTGCGCATCAGGCGCTCGTGCGCGAGCGTCACCGTCTTCTGCGAGCCACGCATGTCCCAGCCGATCGAGTCCTTGCCGACCGGGGACTTCACCCCGAGCTGGTCGCCGTACGTCTCCGACCAGTCGGCGATGTACGACTCCCACAACGCGACGTCCGCGAAGAACGCCCGCACGTCGAAGAGGCGGAACGCCTCGTGCACCGCGGAGTCGACCTCGTGCCGGGGGACCGTCCAGTCCTTGGCGGCCTCGCCCTCCGGGTGCTCCCAGATGTTGAGCAGCACCGCGTGCATGTCGCGCACGCGGAGAGCCACCAAGGCTGTGCTGTCCGAGCTCTTGCCGCCGTCGAACCCGAGGACGATCTCGTCCCCAGGCTTCAGCGACTTGCCCTCGTCGAGGAGGGGGTCCCATTCGGCCGGCCCGTAGATCGCGTCCTCTTCGGCCACGATCTGGTTCAGCCACATACGGCGCGAGCGAGACGGAGCGATCGTGGCGTCCATGACGGACGCGATGATCGACTCGACGTTCAGCCACACGGCGTCGCCCCGGATCTTCGGGATGACGATGCGCAGCGACTCGGCCGTCAGCGGGGTCTTCGGGTGGGCCTCGATCGAGTCGTAGACGAACCCGATGTCGGCCATGCGACCTTCACGGATCTTGTCGAACGACTCGCGCATCCGCTCGGCGACGGAGTCCTCGCCGGGCAGGTAGGCGTTCGTGATCGCGAGGTAACGGCTGTCCTTCTTGGTCGCGTTACCGTCGATCGTCTCGTACATCTTGTGGCCGTTGTTGCCCTGCACCCAGTGATGGGTTTCGTTGAGCAGGGTGAACGTCGTCCGCTTACCTTCGAGGGCGCGGTACGACGACGTCACGGCTTCGAGCCGCTGCTTACCGCCGTTGGCGCGGATCAGGACCGCGCCGTCCTTGATGGCGTACTTCGCCTTGAAGGCGTCCGACATCAGCGACGGGATGAGCGACATGGTGTTCGTGGTCTGCGACTGGTTCACCGCGGTGACCTGCACCCACGCCTGCGGGTGAGGAGCGCCTACGGGGTCGCCGGCCTCGTCCCAGTGGGAGAAGCGCGACGGCCCGACCAGCTCGACCAGACACAGCACCGCCAGCAAGGGGTCCTTGCCCCAGCCCTTCATGCGCTGGAGGACACCCTTGCGGTGCTTGAACCGGCCGTTCTCGTCAACGGCGTACCAGTGGAGGACGAATCGGAGCTGTTCGCGGGTGAACTTCCAGGGCCCGCCATCCTCGGCGAGCAGCCACTCCGAGCACCAGCCGGCGATCTGCCAGCCGAGCGTCTTGTCCGGCAGGACCCAACGCCCGAAGGCGTCCTTCTGCCAGGTGGGGCCGATGAAGGACGGGTCCAGGAGGTCGATCTCCTCGGGGGTGAGGACGGCTTGAGCTGCCACAACGCACCCCCTCGGGGATCAGTCCACCCCGAGCTCCTTCTTGTAGTCGGCGATGGCCAGGACCGCGGCCGGCGTCTCTTCCGGCTCGGGCTCCTGAAGTTCGATGCGCACACGGCGCCGGTCTCCCTCGGTCACCAGGAGGTTGCCGAGGGCGGAGTACAGGGTCTGGGCCATCTGTGCCGAGCGCTTCGAGGACTTCTTGTAGTGCGAGAAGTCGTCCATCAGCGCCCAGGCGTACGCCCAGTCGGACTGCTGGTAGAAGTCGGACTGTCCGGACTTCTTCAGCGAGTCGTAGAGCTGCTTCGCAGCGGGGTGCCAGTCGGCATCAGCGCGGGGAACCCGCACCGGCCGCATCTGGCCCTTCTTGGTCTCCTGCTCGTCAGAGCCCTTACGCGACCGGGGGCGCGCGAGGTCGTCTTCACGATTCGGGATGGGGCCTCGTGCGCCCACCGGTCACCTCCTTTCATCGGAGAACGCGCAGAGCGTCCTTCAGTGAATCTCCGAGGAGTGCGCCAGTGAAGCGACTGATCTCCTCGCCATCCCGCTCGATCACGACGGTCGGCGTACTCGACACGTCGTAGGAGTCGGCCTTCGCGAGGCCGGCGTAGGTTGCGATGTTGACCGTCTCCGCCTCGACCCCCAGCTCGTCGAGCTCGCCCTTGAGGAGCGGGCCGAACGAGCGGCAGGGCCGGCAGTGCGGAGACGTGAAGTACAGGACGTTCAGAACTTCCCTCCCGTCAGGAAGTGGACGCTCAGCCAGGCCATGAACGCGAGCAGCGTGAACCGCCGCAGGCGAACCCAGCCGGTCGGGTCGTTGTCGACCCTCTGCGTCGCGAACCACTTCCAGACGTGCTCGGAGAGGGTGTCGCCCTTGGTCTTGTTGAACAGGGCCTTGCCCTCGATCGCCACGAAGGCGCCGAGCCAGGCGATCCACGCCCAGGTCCAGCCGCTCACCGAAGGCCGGCGAGCGGACAGCCGGCGCAGGGGCCGGGACAGACAGTGCCACAGGGCATGGGGTGCACCTCCTTGAAGAACGAATTCCGGGCGTTGGTACGTGCGGCCCGGTAAGCACGGACGGGCGAGTTGTTTGTGTCAGTGGTGCCGCCATCACTGCCAGTGGGTCGGGCAGGACTCGAACCTGCGACCTGCGGGATTTCACTCCGCCGCTCTTCCAACTGAGCTACCGACCCTCTCGGCCGCCTGGTGGTGAGGCAGGGGCCGGCGCCGCACCCGAGGAGAGGAGGGCTCGGGGGCGCACACGCTCGACAGGCGGGGGAAGCACCTGGAGCGCGGTCCTACAGGAGGCCGGGGTGGGCCTCGGTCCGCCTGAAGCGCTTCTGGACCGCGCGACGCCTGGCGTGCGCGGCCTCAGCTCCCTCTCGGGAGGACTTCTGGCGGTGGTGCCAGGAGCACAGCGAGCGCAGGTTCGCGAGGCTGTGGTCGTCTCCTGGGCGGATGTGGTCCACGTCGGATGCGAGCGAGTCGCAGCGTTCACCCGCTTGTGTCAGCGCGGTGCACTGCCCTCCGTCTCGCCGCAGGACCCGGAGCCGGATCTTGGGCCAGTCCTTCGGTAGGCGCGAGCGCCTGTCGGACCCCTCCCAGTTCGGCATCGAATCACCCCCGACGTGGAAGTTGAGCCCTCGGTGACGTCCCGCCTGAACAGGCGGCTGCCATGAGCTGTCAACCCGAGGGAGTACTTACGTAAGGAGTAAGTGGCTTCGGTAAGCGAGGCCCGACAGGGCCTCCAGCCTGCTACTTCGTCTTGCTACTTACTCTTACACTTACTGGTAGGAAGTTGATCTTGGTTTGTTGCAGGCTCTCGACGTGACCGTCGCCACACTTACACACCGAGGCTTCGAGGCTGGGCCGCCTGGCGGCGGCCACCAGGACCTGATGCGACGGCGAAGGGGTTGCAGGTCAGGGGCGCCCTGGAGGGCGCCACGGAGCAGAGCCACTGACGACCTGGGGGCGCTGCCGCGCCCCGGTAATCCAGTGCCGGCTGTCAGTCTTACCGCTTACGCTGGCCGGCATGAGCAACGACCCTGACCTCGACTTCGCGCTCCAGATCGCTGGTGCCGAGCTGTCCGACACGCCCCCTGCCCCCGACTCCCCGCTCGGCCGGCTGCGTCTGTTCGCCGTCGCCAATCCGGGGGTCAAGCTGGAGGCCGGCCACGTCCGCCAGGCCCTCGCCGGCACTCTGGGGCTGCGCTCAGATCGACCCTGAAACCGTGGCGCGATCTTGGCCGGT